TAAAGAGGGGGGGGGCAATCGTACTGTTCTCCGCACAGCCTTTCACCGCCTTTCTCATAGCATCAAACCCAAAAATGTTCAAATACGAATGGATATGGGAGAAAAAAGGATGCGTAACAGGATTTCTCAACGCAAAGTACGCACCGCTGAAAATTCATGAGAATATATGTGTATTCTCAAACGGAGCAGCGTGTCCTTCTTCCAATCCCGATGCAGTACACATCACGTACAACCCACAGTACACCAACGGACAGCCATACACGTACACCAACGGAGTAGGAAGCGTATATCACTGCAAGAAACGTCTGAAACACGCTAAGTTCTCCGATGGCAGACGATACCCTAAAGACATTCTAAGGTTCAAACGAGACAACGGACTACACCCGACACAAAAGCCAGTTGACCTCATACGCTACCTTGTCCGCACTTATTCAGCCAAAGGAGACACCATACTCGACAACTGCATGGGTAGCGGCACAACAGCCATCGCTTGCATTAGAGAAAATCGGAACTTCATCGGTTTTGAACTTGATAAGAAATACTACGATATTGCAACTAAACGTATTCAGCAGGAAAGACAACAGCTTACACTCGACCTCGAATGCCCGCCCCTGTACGAATGACAATAGCATGGCAATAACATAACTATACGGCACAACAAAACAAAAAAAAAGACTCCCTACCTTCACAGGCAAGAAGTCCACTGTCAAAAATAAATATTGTTAAACAAATAAACAATATAGAAAAGCACACCAGAATTTTATCCCAATATACCTTTCTGATGCAAAGATAAGCACTTTATACCACATAAACAAAATATACATCACACAACAATATCCTTAATTTGGACGATAAATGCCCCTAAATGACACGAAAATACTTTGAATGGATAATTATACCAAAAACGAAAGAAAACGTCATAGAACGCAAAAGAAACGGCAAAAACAATATAATTACAACTACACACAACAGAAAACATACAGAATTTTCAAAAAAAATAAAAAAAATCAAACAAATTAACTGAACAAACCAAAAAATTAAAAAAAAATTTGCGGATGAGGTAACGAGGGCACAGTTGGCGGACTATAGAGGGGGGTATGGGGTGCAAATTAGGGGCTAATATGGGGAGGACATTAAACCAAATAAATACCTATTATTGAATATCAACAAGTTAAATAGTTTATATTTTATAGTTATAAAATAGTTCGCAAAATGTGCTTATGTTTGTGTATTTTTGCGCTTGTTGTCATGTTGGACACGTCAAAGGTTGATACCTCAAAGAAGCACAGAAGATAAAAAAGAAGGTACATATATAAGTATGTAAGGAAGTACAACAGAGCAAGCCCGCCGAAGGTCAGCTCGACAATCTGCGCACGTTATACATTTTAAAGCAAGTTTTTTTTGCTTGTCGTTGTTGGCTTATAGCTGGAGAATGAATATTTTTTATTTGCGTGGTTCTTCTCGTTTTTTTGCGGTCGTGTTTTCTTTGAGTGTATGAAGTTCTTTTTTTGTTGGGCTTCTTCTTCGGTAGCCTGTAGCCTGATGCAAGCGCAAAAGGATGATATAAGGGAGTACAAAGGGCTTAATGTTGTGCGTGTTGGCGTTGTTCTGGACTGTGTTATTTCGTTGTGTTCCGAAAATGTACACGTTTAGGCTATTATTTCCGTTTTTGAAAACTTTTTAACGAAAATACGTTTTCAAATTGTCCTATTTAAGAACTTGAATTTTCCTTATTTCTAAAAATTGTCCTATATTGGAAAAATAGAGTGTTAAAATCTGTTAATTTACAGAATGAAAAAGCAAAAAAGAAAAGAAAAAGAAAAGGCAATGAAAGAAAAAGCGACATAAAAAGAAAGTTATAAAAGAATAAAGAAAATAAATAAAAGAAAAAGAAGAATAAATAAATAAATATTTTTTTAAGATGGGGTTTAATATTATTTATAAATAAATATATATTTATTATATTGAATATTATAATATTATATATTATTAAATATTATTATATATATTATATATTATATATATTAAGCGAAAATTTTGTTTGTTTTTTGTTGTTTTTCAGCGAGTTATAAAGGTTTATTTCGTTATTGTGGTGTATTTGTTTCCGTTTTTGTGCTTTTCACATCTGGACACAAAAAAAAGAGGGGCTGATCATTGCCTCTCTTCTTCTTTCTTCTCCTGTTGTTATCTTAGGGCGTTGGCTACCTCGGTTATGTGTCTTATTAGGTCGCATATATCATCATAGACCTTTGTGAGCAATTTATATATATCTTCCTCTGTTAGCCCTCTATCCTTTGCGGTTCTGAGAAAGTTAATATATATTAGTGGCGGTTCGCTCTTGGTTATATTGGCTATATACTTGCCTATCTTCGACCGCATGCGTTGTGTGAGTGATGCGTCAAAATCAAAATATATCAGCCTTATATTTGCATCGATGTATAGAGTTATTTCTCCGCCTTCGCTCTGATGGTGGTAAATTATTAGCCCTCTTTGGCTCGTTACTTCTGTATGTGGGGGGATTTCTTGGAGTATTTCCTTGACTCCTTTGGCTTGGAAATATTGCACAGTGTCGCATACATCAAGGAGGGCGGAAAATGGAAAATTATTTGCCAACTCCTGAATATCTTCATACATTTCCCCCACCTCATCCGCTGGCGAAATTCTGCGCTTAATGAAATTGTCTATACCTGATTTGTTTATAATCATATTTTTTTAGAGTATTAAAGAGGGGTGAGCGATAACCCACCCCGAAATGAATACTATTAAAAGAATAATTTTGCATCGTCTATGCAGTAAAAACAGAGGGCATCAAGCAATCTGCGCATGTCGTTGTCTGTTGCATCGTTAAGGATGCATAACTCATCCTCAGAAATAATTTCGCTTCTGTATAAGTTTCCTCTGTGTTCAAGTTCTACGGTATAAAGACCTTCATTTCCCGAAATAATGTTATAGTTCATAATCTTTTTTTTTGTTTTGTGGGAGGGTTGCCCCTCCCGTGGTTAAAAACTACTTTTTAAAAGTGAAAGTAAATCTGTCATAGCTCGGTGCATCAACTTCATGCACCATTTTTCCGCCTAAATATTCAGCGATTGAATAATAACAGTTTACCCCTATTCCGCCCTCAAACCACATGCCGTAGTCGCTTGTGTATATGCCGTAAGGCTTCTTTGCTCGATTGCGGTGTGCGTACCAATTTGGCTTGCAAGCGAAATTAAATAAATCCGCCAAGACTGTACTACCTTTGTCATATCCGCATCCGCTTGCGTATGAATTAAATTCTTTTTCTGTACCATCTTCAAAACTAATATAAGCATGTAAGCGTGGGCAGTTGCCCCATGTGCGATTCTTACGCCATTCAATTGTAGCACTCATAAATGCGACTTTTGCGCCTGTAAAGGTATCGCAAATATTTGCGTTTTCTGCCTTCAATGCCTTTACAAGTCCCTTCTTTGTCTTGTGAGTATCACGAGATATAAAAGACTCAATTTTTTTTGTTGTCATGTACTTGTAATCTTTTACATTTACATTGATTGTGACGCCGTTTGAATTTGTTGCTTTCATTTTCTTTATTGTTTATTAGTTTGACTTTCTTTTTATTTTTGACACTGCAAAGGTAGGGTTTTTTTTCTTACCGTGCAAGCGTTTTGCAAAAAAAAATGTTATCTTTTTATAACTTTTCTTTTACTTGTTCGTTTTTTGGTATAAATTAGTGTGTAAATATGTACATATATAGGATATTAAAGCCTGTTATATTATTATTATATATAAGGTGTATTTGCTTGGGTGCTTCGTGGTTCTGTTGATGGTGTGCCCCTCAGATGGTGACCTGTTGCCCTTATCGGGTGTTGTGTGGCTGCTCTTCGTGGCTCTTCTTCGTGGTTCTTCTGGTCTTGTGTTTCATTTTTGATGTGCGGATCTGCTTTTGCTGTCCTTTTTCGCCTATATGTGTCAATATTACACTAATAGAGCCACCGCATTTTTACGTTTTCAGGCTTCAAAGGGTAAAAATGAGGGTGAAAATGAAAAGTGAGGTGCTAAATTTTGGGAAATGTTCAAAAAAATCGGGTCAAGGGTGCTAAACTTGGAAGTTCGTCCAGATGTCAAGAAACAGAGCGACACACATACATTTTTACGCACACGCAAGCATTATTTGCGAACACTTGCAATTATTTTGTATTATTTTTGCAACTTTTCTTTAATTATGTTTGGTGGTATCACAAGAACATCGTACATTTGCATCGTCAAAAATAAAAACAACAAACAAATAGACATAAAGATTATGGAAGAAATGGTAATATTCAAGTCGTATAAAGAACTTCGCTTGTTTGCCTTTGGTTGGGCAATGGGTAAAACGACAGAAGGTAAGCAGGTAGATTTCCAGAACCTCCGTGAGGTGTACAATCATTTTCACAAGTTCCTCCGCATCAATGGAGAACATCCGTATGATGGAGACAGAAAAGAAAAGGAACTGACAAAGATTTACGAAATGTTCCGTGATTATAATATGTATAACAGCCACATTTCACATTTTTGTGTGTTCGACACTTTATTCAAAGATTAACTAATACACATATATAGTATGAAGGTATCAATTATCAATCACACAACGAACAAAAGCACAGACGTTGATTTGTGCACGTTCAACGGCAGGAGAGCATGGGTCGCAATCAGCGACAATCGCATTATATGCAACGTGGACGAGCTGCCCGAACACATGGAGGTTGTCTATGACGTGACCGAAGAGAAGGAAGCACTCGGACAATGGCTCACAGAGAGGATTAAGGCGAGCACATGGAAGAAATCAAAGTTGGTTGAGGCTGCCAACATTTCCCGTGCCAACATCCTCAGATACGAGAGAGGCGAAACTGGTATGACTATCGACACGTTCGTTAAGTTGTGCTATCTCTTAGGTGAGGATGTTCCGTCAATCTTCAATATCACACGCAAACAGGAGGTCTAATATCTCCATAGCGAATTTTGCCCCTGTCTTTTTCGGGCATATAGGCAATTTTGCCCCTGTGATTTTATCACACAATCTGTCAAAACAAATAAACAAATAAACAATTAAACATTATGGCTACAATACAATTATATCCATACGGAGGTGCTTTTAAGGTTCTTTGTGAATTTACGGTGATTGCAAATGACATTCAAGGTTTCAGAAACGAGATTAAGAAGCGCATGACATTCATACGTAATAACTTCAAGAAGTTCGGCAAGGTCAATGTAATACTTGCAAACGAGAGAGAACACATCATCGGTGGTGGTACACTTGACATCAACGAGGACAACTTGAATAATATAATCATTACAGAATAGAACAATTATGATAGCAATAGACATTAACAGCAGCAAGTATGCAACGGCAAAGCGCAGAGGCTATTTGTATGGTTATATCAACGAGGAAGAAGGTTGGGAGAGTTCCTTTGTCGGTGTATGGGTCAAGAAATATCCACAACTTATCAAGGTGCTTGACATCGTGTGTCAGGTGATAGGCAATTCAGCCCCTGAATGGCAAGACTTCACGGATGCAAACGTCAAGGCGATTAAAGAGACACTTGTTAGTTCCGTTAGTGCTAATTCAGCGAGGACGTACTTTGCATCGCTCAAAGCAGTTCTGAACGATATGCGCCATGAAGTTACAATACCATGCAGTCGTTTCTCCGAGATATTGAAAACAAAGAAGTCTGCATCACAAGCAGTTTATCTGACAGATGCGGAGGTAAAAGCTTTGGAAGCAGTTGAGATAAAGAACGAACGTGAGCAATATGTAAAATGCCTATTTCTCATTTCTTGCTATACTGGTTGCAGACACTCTGATGCTGTAATGCTTGACGAGAGTAACATTATAGGTGACGTGCTTTCGTATGTCAGCCGTAAGACTTCAATAGAGGCAATTGTACCTGTCCATGCAAATCTTCGACAGGTACTCAACTCATACGATAGACACATAATGATGTATGATGACGAATATAATAAGATTATTCGTTCTCTATGTCAGAGAGCAGGTATCAATACTATATGTAAGGTTGTCAAGGCTGGTAATGTTGAGGTGGGTGCTAAATGGCAATTCGTCGCATCGCATACGGCCAGAAGAACTTTTGCATCGTTGTTGTACCTTCGTGGTGTTGATGTCGCAACCATAGGCAGGTTGATGGGTCATTCAGGAGACTTGAAAATGACTATGCGTTATATTGTTGCTGAGAAGTCTTTGGATGATGCAGCAATGTCATTCTTCGTATCTTAACATCTTAAAACATTCATAATATGAAAGGTAAAGAAAACTTTGAACTGATGTTTATCTTGCAGATAATAGGGATAAATGAGCAACGCAAAAGTCTTGACAGAAGGTTGCAAATCACGGTAAGCGACTACCTAATGAGGCTCTTGCACATACACGAAGGTTCTACTTTGGCTGGTTCCGAATCTAAAATCAAACTAAAAAATATAAAAGTCGTGACAAACTCCGTTGGAGGTGTTCAGTACATCACTTTCGTTGGTAATGATGAAGGGCAAAATAAGGAGTTAGAAATATTTTTGCAAGACCTTATTAGAGTAGGACGTAAAAAGGTTGATGGGCAAACAATTTACCATAAAACAATGACTATTTGTAATTCAGCAAAGCACAATTATTTATGATACACAATTATTTAGTTACAATTAAACTTAATAACGGAGACGAGATAGACGCAAGGGCAGTCGGAGAAGATACATCCGATGCTCTTGTAAGGTTGTTATCCGCTAAACAGGTTAAAGACTTTGTGAATGAGGGTAAAGGTATATCCTCATTGGAGTTAAAGGAGAATTTCGTTAAAGATGTTGAACCGCAATACAAGTTGGAGAAGTCAAAGTTTGCACGTACTGGATGGGTGCTTACCGACCTTTCCAATATGATAGTAATAAGGTGGATGGAAGGTCATTTTAACGAGTCAGTCAAGATTACTTCGCTTACAGACGAGGAAGTAGAGCCGCTTAAACGAGCAACAGCATTGAGACAGGCAGGAGATTGGCTGTTTAATAATCATAAGGAACTAATTTAATAAACGCAAAAAGGTAGGGATTTTACTCTCTACCTTTTTTTTGCGCTCTTGATACGGATAAAATACTATATTGGCTGATAGGCAAATGAAGTTATCATTTTGTCTCACGATGATTGGATATTATCGTAATTTTACGTGTACCTTATAGGCTAAACCAAAAAACCTTGATGCTGCTTTTTTATTTCTTTCGTTTTGTCGGATGTAACGAATAGCATCATCAATCGCCTTGCCAAATTCTTCTGGAGAAGGCATGATTATTTTTGCTCCACGTCTCCACTTCTGAATGTAGTGCAATCGTTTTACGATATTCTTACCTTGCATAGTTGTATCAGGTGTATTCATAACTGAATGGTTGTTATAATGTGTTACTTATCGGTTGTCTCCGTTTCCGTCAATTATTCCACGTTGTTGTCTTGATGCGAGCTTTTCCAAATTCTGCTTTGCCACATCGTCAAGAGTCCAACCCATTACAGAACATAAGCCTGACAATTGCCATAGAATGTCTCCTGCCTCCTTCATAAGTTCATCCTCTCTGATGGATTCAATATTATGGTTCTTGCTGTTGATTAGTTGGAGTTGGTTGTTGTTCACAGCGTAAACCTCTTTTCTAATTCCCTTTGCGACCTTGCTTGCAAACTCTCCTACCTCTCCAATGAGGTTGAAAAGCATATATGATACATTGTTACTGCTATCCATGCAAGTAGTCATTGCCTGTCTCTGATATTCGTTTAATTCCATTTTTTTATTGAGTTTTTATTGTTTAATAATATTTGATTCTATATCTATTAGCATTATTTGCCCCTGCGTTTTTATTTTATCTTATCAAGCCATACCTTGCTTGCCTCGTAGTACAGGCGCATACCATGTATTTTATATTCTGTGCCAGCCGTTCGTTTCTCGTTAGGGTAGAGGTCTGTGCTGTTTTGTCTCACACATCGGTAAACACCAGATGCTATTACATGCTGACATCTGGCAAATTCTCTCGCAGAAGGAAATACCATCCACTTGCCACTCTCTGTAATGGCAATTACCTTTTTCGTGTTTCGGTTTTTAAAGCCGCCCACATGCTTTAGGTTCTTCAATATCTTCTTCTGCGTTTCCTCGGAATAGTATTCATCCCATTTCTTACCTTTGTTATGAGGTGTATAGCCCTTTACAAATCTACCCTTTGCATCTTTTTGTCTTGTCTTGCTAACTGGGTCAAGAGTTAGCAATCCGTATTCCTTATTATCGTAGTACATATCTGTTTTTTTAGCGAATATTGCCCCTGTTATTAACTAAAATAACTTTGGTTGCCAACATTTTAGAACTTTATTGCAAGCATCGTTGTAAAAGTTCTTCTTAATCTCAAATCCGTATGCTTTTCTGTTAATCTGAATTGCTGCTAAAAGGCTGCTACCGCTGCCACAACAAGGGTCGATAACCACATCGTCCTCGTCTGTAAATATGCGAATGAGTTTTTCCAACAAAGGAACTGGCTTCTGCGTTGGGTGTACTTTAGGTGTGTTTGTATCCCTAACCCAATCAAAACAATTCATAATCATTCTGCCATCATTGTTGAATTTTGGCAGCTTATCTTTATAAAGCACCAAACCATATTCACAACAACCTACAATCTTCATATTGGCTTTAAGTACCTGAGCAGAGAAATCCTTACGGAAAACCAAAGGGATATAATGCTTAAATCCGTATCTCTGTCCTAAGTCAATATAATAATGCAACTGCTCAAAAGCACAGAACAAAAGCATACAAGGGCTTTTACTCTTTTTCTTACCCCCCCCCCTTATCGTTATTATCTATTTCTTCCTCATCAATTCCGCTCTTTGGCTCTTTTACAAGCATCTGTGAACAAAAGTGCATAAATTCTGCTGGGCGGAAATCCTTATCTGTGTCGAAAAACTCCTTGTTGGCAAGTTCGCTCTCTCCGTTGGAATTATCACCGTCCTTATACCATTGAGGATTGGAAGCATAAGCGTTCTTGCCAAGATTATAAGGTGGGTCGGCAATAATCATCTGTGCGTGAGGTATGCCGTATGTCTTGAAGTTCTGGAAATGGTCGTTGATGATTGTTGCTCTTCCTTTTTGTATCTCGCAATAATTTACTTTCATGACGTTTTCTTTTTTTTTCTTATTAAAACTTTTATCGGATAGTAATAATTGTTTTCATAAACTATTAGTACAATTAGTCCCCGTGTTTATTGCCTCTGTAATCAATAATTGCGGCACTAACTATATAGCATGCGCAAATAAAGTTTATCACCATCAAAAAGTAGTTGCCAATATACAGGTCAAGTATTACTGCTAATACGTTTATTGTGATGAAAAATATATATAAAATAATCATTATACTTCTGTTATGCTCTCTTACTATGTACATTGCTTTATGTTATTTATGCCCAATCTAATACTTTCTTTTATTCTCCCCACTCATAACCTTCAATATGTTCTTGCTTGAATTTAACACCGTTCAAATGCTCATTTCCCTCGTAGGGGAGACAATATTTATAAGCGACACCATCGATGATACGATAGTAACTCCCTATATCATTAGGATTGTAACAAGAAAATTCAGTCGCAAACCAATAAGTGTCATTTCCATCGCACGCAAGCACCTTGTCGTATGGTTTGAACGTTGGCTTTGGCTTAGGTTCTTCTACCTTAACTTCTTTCCAATTCGCAATAATGCGCTCACCCAACATTGAGTAATATTCCGCTATGCGCACAAGTCCACATTCTAAATAGTATATAAATTCTTCTTCGCCAAAAAACTCCTTGTCAAGAGTAGGGTCATCTGCACCTCTCTTGATAAATTCCTTTCTAATTTGTTCTGCACATCCTTTTTTACCACGGATGTACCATTTCTCTTTTTCTTCCATATTATAACTCCTTTAGCTGTTCATCAATATTAGCAATTCTCCTTTCCGTCTCGTTGATAAGTACGGCACGTAAGCAATGAGGAATGACAACACCTCTATTCGTTTCATACTTAATCATACTATAATCATTTGCGCTTATAACTTCCCACCATTCTTTTGTATGGCTAACAAGATAATTACGGAAATTGTCTAATTTATCACGCTCTGCGGACAATTCGTTACACTTCTTAATCTGTTCTTTTGTCATAACAAATTTAATTTATGTAGTTTAGTAATCATATCCACACAAGAATCTATAAGATTATCATTTTCAGCTGATATGTGCAATTGTCCGTCAAACGTCATAGACCCCAAATATGAAATACCTGTTTTCCTTAATGATAAAAACCAGTGCCTTCCGTCTATTACTACGTTATCTGGTAATATTTCTATTAAAGCAGAAAGACTCCAACAAGGAATGTCCTCTGGAAAATGCACAAAATGATTATCTACTTGTGTAAGCCTTGGAACATTGTCGTAATAACTCTCAATGCCTGTGTTATAAGAGTAAAACATATCTGCACTTCCAGTTGGCAATATTTTGGCTAATTTCTTGCATTGCTCTAAGTATAGGTAACTTTTCATTTCTTTGTATTCTTTCTCGTAGTCCATAATCATAATAAATTTAATTCGTGTGCTTTAATAATCATTTCGACACAAGCGTCAATAGGATTATCACCATGGGAATGTTCGGGAAGTTCTAAACCTAATAATGCCCTACATCGCCAGTTTTCTTCTATATCCATCTTCTCAAGTGTTACCCAAGGAATTACTTCAAGTAATGCAGCAAGCGACCAACAAGGAATATATGGGGTATCATCCCAATTTGTCACTTTATAGAACAAATTATAGCATGATTTATGTTCTATTACTTCGACTTTTTCGACAAATTCACCTTCATTATCAGCAGGTACAAAATGATACATATCTGCACTTTCAATTGGTAGTAGCTCTGCCAACTTCTTGCTCTGCTCAATATCTGTATATGCTTTCATATTATTATTATTCTTTATATGGATTATTATCTTCTGTTACTTCTGTTGCATTATTTGTTTAGCGATAAAACTTAATCTTTTTTGTCTTGATGTTTTCAACCATAAGCGATGCCCACATTTCTGTGGTTTCGCATGGATTGTCAGAATAACTATCATGCTTGCGCTTAAACGCTCTTTCGTATAGCTTGAAGAAGCGTCTCAAAGCTGTCTCGTGATTGTCTGCCATTACATAATAATCATCCATAATCAAATGGAGACTATTATGCCCAAAGAAATCACCAAAAAGACCTGCTGATTTTCTTATTCGATACCTTTCAAATGTAGCAAATTTTCTTCGTAATTGACTAATGTGTTTCGCTTTCATATAAACTTTACTTTTACATTACGATTAAAACATTTCTGTTTTGTCTCTCTCAGTTCTTCGGCACTTAACAATTCTCATTTACCATTGATGTCGGTAAGTGCGTAGTCTGTTAAGTCCTCACCCTCGTGCTGTTGTAACAAAGCTCGCATTGCTCGCTTGTCATTTTCCGTCAATCGCATATTTTAATATCTTTACGAGTTCGTAAATAATCTTTCAGGTCATTATCTTTAATTCTGTCAAGCATCTTCCTCCATTCTTCACAATCACAGAAGAAACCTGCGTTTGCCGTACCATCATCATTTGCTTTGATGCGGTAAGCGTTTACCTTTACTTCAAAGAACATCTTTCACTAATTTAAGTTCAACTTCCTGCGGTGAGTTCTCAAACGTGACTTCGGGAAAACATGATTTATCTAAGAACATTTCTTCTTCGTAATATTCTTTTGTATCATAGTAACTATCGCAGTGTATTACTGGCTTTTCCTTATATAGAGAAAGTGTATTGTCTTTATCTCTTGCAATCCAAAGTTTCATAAGTTATTTTTTATTTTATTTAAGATATAACTAATTGCATTCGTTATTGCTACATTATACGAGATATGAGGAGGAAGTGTTATGTCACATCTCTTCATTTTTATTTTACCGACATAAAGAAATCTGTGGTCGTATTTATGATTAGGGCCGTCAAAATAATCATATTCTTCTTCTATAATCTCTATATAGATAAGAATCCCCTTGCTTCGCAACCATGACATTACCATCTGAATAGTTGGACAAGAAACAGCATCATTAAATAAATTCAATTCGCTATTACGTAATTTCTTGTGAGGCTCTTTCACGTTGTCACAGCCTATCATTTTCCCACTAAGACCTTCGGGCACAATGTAATACTCACAAGGCTCGTCAAAGCCTTTCTCATTGAGCAGAAGTCCCAACTTGTAGTTCACGTATTCATTTTTTACTTCCTCTTCCATATTCAAATATTCTTGAATGTAACTTTATTGTATTGTTGAGTAAACTCAACCAAATCATTGTAGATCTCCTTTACCTTCTCTGACTCCCACACCTGTACGGAATGGCAGTCAGCGTTCTTAGGTTCTTGCCACATAGAACTATTCTTTCTTTTTAAGGTTGTAAGCCAAGCAATATATTTCGTTAATCTGTTTAACCATATCTACTTGCCACTCCAATTTAACTTAGCACCATCTTCCTTGCCTTGCAACCATTTCTTGTGCGCCTCTAAGGCTTTTACTATTTCTTCTGCTGTCATAACTCAATCTCCTTATCAATATCTAACAATTTAAGAATGTGTTGCAATTCGTGAACGTAGATACACCCTGTTGGTTCTATATCTATGCTCTTACAATTACGCATCGCATGGAGTGACCACTGTTCTTCCCATGACACTCTGTTAAATGCGTCTGCTGCTCCATTATCGTAAGAATCGCACCATTTGATGATTATCTCATAATTTTCATTTGTTCCAATCTTATCTATTATAAACGAGTTATAAACAGTATCTGTATCGTCTCGTTCAAAGCCGTTCTTTTCAAGGATTTCTGGAGTGAGTGGAATGGGTGCAATATTGTCAATTCCGACAGACCAATCAAACCAATCTTTCCCTATGTGTTCTCTATTGTGATAGCCACCTTCAACATACAACTGTCCTGTGTATTCCTTGCGGATTGACTCGACTTTGTCGTAGTGCGCTTTCACTTTGTGAGAAATAGGTAAAACCTTTACCCAGTCACCAATCATTAAGTCTTCTGCTTTCATATAAACTTTACTTTTACATTACGATTAAAACATTTCTGTTTTGTCTCTCTCAGTTCTTCGGCACTTAACAATTCTCATTTACCATTGATGTCGGTAAGTGCGTAGTCTGTTAAGTCCTCACCCTCGTGCTGTTGTAACAAAGCTCGCATTGCTCGCTTGTCATTTTCCGTCAATCGCATATTTTAATATCTTTACGAGTTCGTAAATAATCTTTCAGGTCATTATCTTTAATTCTGTCAAGCATCTTCCTCCATTCTTCGCAATCACAGAAGAAACCTGCGTTTGCCGTACCATCATCATTTGCAACAATGCGGTAAGCGTTTACTTTAATCTCAAAGAACATACGCTTATTGTTTTAGTTAATTTAGAAGTTTAATTTTGGTTGTACCCTTTCCTTTTCTCTCTCAGCAAGCACTTCATTGACTCGCTTAATTTCAGCATCTACCTTGCTTTCCAAGTCTTTTGATGTTTCCAGCCACATTGTGGTTTTATCGTTTTGCTCGTTACTCATGCGTTCATACGCTTTGTAAGCAAAATAATGCTTCTGTGCTTGTCGCATTTGCTCTACAAGCGTGAAAAATTCTTGTGCTGTCATACGCTTATTGTTTTAGTTCGATTTCTTCCCCTAACAAGCGGAGAGCATTCTGGAGAATGTGGAGATATTTTATTTCCATGTCTATATCCTCAAAAAATCGGCTAATATACCAGTTAAAGCCATCACTATTCCAACCCATCCATATATCTTTATAATTGAATGTATTTTCAAATCTTTCATCTTTATGTATTCCTCCTTGTTCCAACGTATATTCATTGAGGACTATCGGCTCAAGTTCCTCGACCTCCGCATAGAACTTGCTGCCGTTCTTGTTTACTACGTTATAATCATTCTCGTTGTAATGAGAACGACCAGTAACCTTAACCGTCTCTCCGTGATACAGGAAGTAATCACCTCTCTGTATCTGATATGCTTCTTCTTTGTTCATATCTGTAATGTTGTATGTATTCTTTACACTTAAAACCTTTGCGAGGTTCATAGTTTTCGAATGTTGTTGTTTTAATGAGTTCTTTGCGGTTACACCACCTTGCTAAATCCTTTTGCCATTGTGGTATCTCGTTGACTCTCTCTGTATCTCTGTAAGGTTGAGTATGTGGATAAGCGTTATATTTCTTGTTATTCTGTAAGTCATCTGCCCATATTGTTATACGGTCGAGAGCATCCTTGAATAAACGCTTGTTCCATTCGTATTCTGTTTCATTGTCTTTTCGCCTACCCCCTACCATAGTGTATAGGAAATACTCTCCATGATAACCGTATGAGTTGATTAGCTCAATAGCCCTTATGCAATCTCTGACTTGTGGTATTGTATCACAACCAAAACGAATGCGCATTATCCACTTTACTTTGGCGAGCAACTTAGCTTTATCCTCTGTGACGAGTCTTGCATCTAACGCTTGATTGAAGTCTATTCTATAACCTCTTTTAATAATCTTGTTTAGTTGTTCTATGCAATAGTCTCCTGCTGCAAGAATATTATTATCCATCAGCACAATGTTCTTTCGTCCGTTGGCTATCCTGTCAATATCCCAATATGGCTTAATTGCTCCTTCCTTGTGCGGAACAACGCACCATGCGCATTTGTTGGGACATCCCCTTGTGAGGAAACCGTAACTTGTATTCTTGTCAAGATTAGAATATATTGAGAAGTCTGGTTGCATATCGTCTATCTCTTGTGGCAACTGGCTATGAATGTCATATCCTGTGCCACCTTTGATAACCTTATCAGCGAAGTAAGCTCTATCATCATCAGGAGAGAAGTTGAATATCTTGCTTTTGTAGAGAACATCGTAATGTTCAAATGGCAGAGCAAATTCAACGGTATTGCCTTTTTGCTTATGATAAGCAGCAATCTTACATAATGCAAGATTTGGATATACTGTATTGCTTCTGTTAGAGTGGTAGTCAACATCAACAAGTCCTATCTTCATATTCTTTTAATCTACTAATTCAAAAACATAAACAAAGACGAAAGGATTACGTTTCCACATCTTCTTGTCGAGTTTGTTAATCAATGCATGAAAAGCTGCAACAGGAGTGCGGAATATTTGCTTTGCTCCATCAAACGTAAACCAGCTTAAATTTCCAATCTGGCTTACTCCCTCGCATAAGCAATCTTTTTCTTTAATGTCCTGCAACCTTTCAGCACGGATATCTGTAATCCTGATGTGGTGGGGCATAAGCTCTGCTTTGACAAACATCTTGTTGCGCCATCCTGCGCCACGATATTCGGGCTTAAAGTCAAAGCCAATCCCCTTGTCTGTCTCTACTGTCATATCTTTTAGGTACCCATCATTGGCTAACACCTCGTATGACTGTGAAATAGCAACAATTTCACCAATCTTGAATTTCGGAGTTACAAGGATTCGCTCACCATCCGTCAAGTGAACGGCAAAAATAATGCTACCATCATCCTCAACATTCTCGACCTTTACGGTCTTTATCCGCTCCGAGTCAATATCCTTTAGTTCTGGTATTCCTCTTCTCGTATGCGTTTTGAGACGGATTAAAACAGCATTTGTGAGACTATCAATGAACATTATCTTCTGCATGGCTCTCATCCTTAAATTTTTCATTCGCTTTTACTGCACTTTCGACAAAATTAGTCATCTGGTCTTTAGCATAAGAAACAGCCGAGTCAAAACTGAGTCCATAACACACACCTCTTGAACATAGTAGATTCCATGCTGCAAACAGCAACTCAAATGACAAGTCGAGGCTATCAACATCCTCTTTTTTTCAAGTTCCTTGAAACAAAGCTAATAACTGACTTGCCTAATTTTTCATTCCTCTGTCCGTTCATAGCTTACTTATTTCTTTGATTTCGTAAAAATCGGGTGTATAATACCCTTCCATCTTATCACCTTCTTCGTAGGCAAAAAGTGTCTTTTCAGCATCTTCCTTTGTCTTGAAAATATCAATGACATCGCCTGTTTCTCTACACCTTATTGCATACTTCATACCATTGTTGTTTGACGTTCCCAACTAATAAAAACATACTCTGTAAAACTACCAGGAGTAGAAGTTATATTGGCATCAAATCCTCTCCTTCTGAACTCATAGACCAACAGATTACGTGCCAAACTTGGACTCTCTGGACAAGATTCCAGCTTCCCAACATTGATATATATGTAAGTCGATAAAGAATTTTCAATACACTCTTTTATCTTATCTTCGACCTCAGTAATAAGCCTTTTATTATTACTCAACTCTTTCTTTATTGTTCTAAGATAAAGACTTTTTACCTTAGAAACCTCTAATATATCACCATCTACAAACATACGCTCATTTTTTGTAATAAGATTGTACAACCATATCAAAGATTCTGTCAGAAACTATTGTAGCAGTTCTTTCAACAACTTCCTTGAAAAAAAGGACTTTTCTCATTGCCAATTTCGCTGAAAAACTTCTCCTTGTCTATATCCTTAACAAGGATTCCTACGATTGTCTTATACAACCTACCATCGCTTTCGACTTTCATTTGTGCCTTACAACACTTATCAGACAATATCTTCATTACCATACTTTCGATGTCTAAACGCTTAACAGCATTTGCGACTTCTTTCTGTATCGCATTATGAGTAGATTGCCCAATCAGTTTATACAGCTCTTTTCCTTCAATATTATACTTTAATTCCATAATAGTTTTTTTTATGAATAGATTTTATTCGTTAAACAATTCTAACTGCACTTGTGAATGCTTCTGTACCTTGCCAAGAATGAAATCGCAAATGAAATTTCGTGCATAGTCAGGAGAAATCATACTACGTTCTTCATCACATAAGCTTCCATTATGCCCTCCGCAATAGTTTACGATTTTTCTCAACTTTGGCTTTTGAAACGATTTCCCGTTACAAGGCTCACAATTTATAAACCAATATTGCGTAGGTTTACGGAAATAATCGCCTCTTAATTGCCTATTCTTGTCTATTACCACAGGTTTGTATGGGAAATTGTTGTACAGGTAGTGCAATGTTGAGTATGGGTTCTCTACTATCAACCTTATACCCCTTTGCTCACATATCGAAAACAACTTGATGGCAAGCAAATAGAACTCATGCCGCAAATTTGCCCTTTCAATGACGTTGTGGATAATCTCTTGCTTGCTTTTTCCTATCCAATTCCGATTTGTTCCATCAAAGTATGGCGTATTTTGTTGTGAAAACATAATACAAGGGAAGAAAGCCAATACCAAATCATCCTTTGTAATCTTGTCAAATATAGACGATTGACCGTCATACCCCCTCCTAATTTCGGCAAACAAATCCGTAATATGGTCTGTTTCTCCGAAATTGTCTTGTATATCGTAATCTTCTGCTTCATAGCCCAGTTTCTTAAATTCATTCTTGAATGTTCCTGACTGCTCGAAGAAGCAATGTATCTTTCCTTTTATTTCCATGACTTACTTTTTATTAGTGCCTTGACGTGTTCCGATGTGGACGCTTACAACGCTGTCTTTGTTTACTATCGGTAATCATTTTTGGCTCAAATTTTGACCCACAACGGGCGTTTGATGTCTGCGGTGGTAGTTTATACCTTGATGATGTTTTCTCGTCTCCTTGATGCGTTTCTGTTCGATTTATGACTATTTAGGTTTCCTCTCTCCAAATTCAAATCTTACATTGCGTTCATTCCTCAGATAGGGATAACGTGTATAAACTACTTCTTCCACCTCTCTGTCCTGCAAAGGGAACATCGAACTTGTCTTGAGTGTGACCTGACCGACAAATCTGTCTCCGTTCATCACATCAATTGTAACATTCTTCAGTGCCATACGCTTGCTAATCTTTTTCGATACTATTTGTTATTTGCGCCAATTCTTCCAAAGCCTCATCGCACTCGGACATAGCTCTGTCAAAAGCGTTAAATATTTCGTCAAGGTCAGGTTCATCAACCGTGCTTGCATACTCCCAATATTTTTTTCTTGGGTTCAGTCTTACCAAATAACAATATCTCATAACTGTTATAATTTAGTGTCATCAACGATATTAGTCATTATGCTTTTATAAGCTTCTTCTGGAGTAATAAACAGTTTGTCAACATAAATAAAGTCGTTCAAGCATTTACCTTTTACGGAATACCATTGTTGTACGAGTATTCCGTAATTTGCTCCCCTGTCAATCATCCCTATTTTAACCGATGTAACAAAGGTCTTGTGTACACGGTTATCATCACCTACATAATAGACTTCATCGCCTATACTATATTTAGATTGGAGTCTGTTGTAAATCATTTCTCTTTTGTTTTTTTAGTCTAATGTTATTAGAGACAATTACTCGTCCTTTTCACACTCTCGGTTTTCTTCTTCAACCTCTACAATGTTATTCTTAACAGCGAAGTTGTTAGCGTAATACGTTATATCCTTATTTATTCCCACAACGGAAAACATCTTACCATAAGAGCATACCGCTAATACCTCTACGCTATTGATGGTGTAATCACCATCGTACATACTCGCCATCATTCCAACCTCTATATCGGCTGCCCTTAACCATTCAAAAGTCTGTGAGGACGTAGTACAAACACCTATAAGTGTATCTTGTGTGCATTCAAGAACGCATCCGTTAGCATGTAGTCTTATAAGATATTCTTCTGCCTTCCTGAACTCTGTATTTTTCCAGAACTCCTTCGTTCTTTCAACACCTACAATTGAGATTTTTGACGGAAAACGACCTTCTGCCTCTTGCTCGTTGATAGATGTTGTAAATGTCGCAATCCTTGTGCGTATATTTAACTTTGTCAAGTTCTCTGCCATAGTTTTTATGTTTATTCGTCTGTTATTCCTGCATCGAGTGTTCTTCTTAACTTGTCTATCTGTGTACGGTGCTTTATATCGTCAATATATGCCTTGACTTCGTGAGGGTCGTGTTCGCCATAGCAAATGTCCGCTTCGTCAAACTCTTGCATAATAGCGTTTAATTCCCTGTTGCCATATCCATATTTATTGAGTGTGTCAGCAACCTCTTTTTCAAGTTCTCTATTCTGCCTGTAGTGAATAAGCATACACGCAATACAGAAGTCTGCATAATCCTTTGTTATGGAGAAGAAAACCTTATTTTCCATTTCTTCTATTCCACTATGAGAAAATAGTTTTTTCAGGATTTTAGTTTTGGTATCGTTGACAAAACTTACATCTTCTGCATCCACGCTTACGTTATCCTTAGTCAAATAATTAACTAAACCTCTAACATGCGCTTTCAACGTATCGAACTCTGGAAGGGCTGAAAAGTTAGTCTTAATATTTTTCTGATATTGTCCGTATCTCTTATGGACTATATCTGTCAAATCAATTTTTAACGACTCGCTACAACAGTCCAGAATTGAGACTACCATGCTACAGATAATGCTTGCCGTTTGTATGTTTACACATAGTTCTGTATCTGGCGTATCATTTTTTATGAAAAGATTTCGCACTCTGTTCTCGATTGCGACTATATCATCATTGAGCGCATTACTAATGTTATACGAAATCGTACTCAGATAAGAAGTCCCTTCTGCGACATATTGCTTATGGTAGTATGGCATGCGGTGCGCAAAACTTAGCATTAAATTACTTGCGTCATACCTCATTCCAGCCTTAACAAGACTCTTAATGCTTTTGATGCACTTGTTAAGCGAGCCGTAAGGTTTAGTCATTGGACGAATAACCTTGTGAATATCGTTATAATCCTTTGCCCTGTATATTCTCGTCTCAATGATGCTATACATGACCGTTGTGTACAGACATACAATGTAGTCGTATTTGTCTTTCGCAATATCCATATCCACATTCATCATATACGATTCTTTAGCAGTCAATCGTTTTGATGGTTTGCGAGTTATTAAGTCAACATTTTGTTTTTCCAAAAAGTCCATATCTTTGTGTTTTTATATAGAGAGGTTCTGTTGGTAGCTTAGCCTCGGAATATTGCTAATCTAAAAGTGGTAGTTTCAGATAGCGAAAAAAGTAATGTTTTACTTTCATTGGTTACGTTATCGGTTTTAGTCGGTTACGTCTTAGCACCGATGCCTATTGCATTCTCTTGCTATTCACATACTATATTTCTATGTATTCGTAAATAATCTTTTAAGTCATTATCTTTAATTCTGTCAAGCATCTTCCTCCATTCTTCGCAATCACAGAAGAAACCTGCGTTTGCCGTACCATCATCGTTAGCAACAATGCGGTAAGCGTTTACTTTTAATTCAAAAAACATAATCAAATATAATTTGCGTTTATTGGTTTTGTTTGCCATACTCCATTATCAATAGAGCATCAGCATTTCCCAATGTAACTTTCTCGTCAGGAAATAAATCCTGTGCCAAAGCCTTTAACTTGTTCTTCCATTCGTTTTTTTGAACTCCTGTACTCTTGCCTATGGTATTGGAATAGGCTCGTTGCCACTTCTGTGGTGTTACCTTTATCGTGCGTATTCTTAACGCTATGAGTGCCATTTCCAAATGTCCGTTGTGTCTTGCAAATTTTGCTGTGGCAGAACTGCTTTGATTAGGCAAGCCATGTCCGACATCTTCAAGGTAACAGACACAATCTTCGTCACGTTGTTTGAGTTCTTCCAAGTACATGTAAATATCCTTCGGAGTAACAGGCATCTTAGCAATATATATTTTCTCTCCATTGCAAGCACAGATAGCACCATTGGCTCCTGGGTCTATTCCGATTATCATCATAATTCTTATGTGTTAAAGTTAAATGAGGATGTGTCTATTTTGACACACCCTCAACAAAAATCCCAATTAACTAAAATGGCAAATCATCTTCTGTATTTCCTTCCTGTTGTGACTGCACTTTATCTTTAAGTGTTGATTGTGGAGCACTATCGGATGGGGCTATCTCTGCGTGTGTGGCTTGCTGTACAGGTGGCTGAACCGAGTTACCTGTAAATATATCAACACCATTCTTCACAATCTTCCATGCTTGAATAGAGTTAAAGAAACGTCCTTGATACTCACTTGCATCCACATTGCAATGTACCGTCACAACGTCTTGTGCATGCAATTCTGCAAGTGCTTTATTTACTCTTTCCTCGCCAAACACCGTGAATGCCAGACGCTTTGGGTATTGACTATCCTCTGTAATAACATAATCAACACTTTTCCACTCTTTTCCAGAGTTTTTTGACACTCCGCTTTTGACATCGCATCTATTTGTTACTTTTCCTGTTGCTATTAGTTCCATAATTTATATATTTATTTGAATTGTTAAAGCTGTGAGAGAAAAAATGGCAACTACTTTCACAAGCAATCACCATCGAATCCAAAAGAAATTTTAAGTATTGAATGATATTTAACACGAAAAAATGAATTGTAAATTATTATTAGAAAGCAAGATTAGAGCCATCTATAAGACAAAATCTCTATATCCATATATTCGGGATATTCTTCTTTTACCTTATTCCGTGCGTAAAAATATACACTCGTATCATCATCCTCGGAAGCACATACGGTATAGGTTCTGTCAATCCTTATTGGTTCGCCATCATCCTTGTCGTTCTCCAAGTAAACAGCAACCTCAATTTCCATATTGGTGTCAACTGCTACGCCTTCAATGTTATATAACCAATCGTCATAACTCATTGGAGGATAATAACCGCTCTCCATAGCTTGCTTGTATTTGCCTTTTAGACCTCTCATAGGTTTCCTCCCCTCTCTACGCATAGATTAACATACATCTCTCTGTAGCAATTAAGAGTTTCGGTCAACTTTGTTGCAAGTTCTGGCTCCTGTGGGACGCTAACAGGTATCCCATCAAATGTAATAACGTCACATAAAGCTCCACACGGACATTTCATTCTCTGAATGTTAAACCTTATGTTTGCTTCGGCAATAGCCTTGCAACGGATTTGCTCGTCACTATTCGTAAATAGCTCCTTTATCAATTTTAATAGTTCCATAGTTATTAAAAAGTTGTTAAAATGGTAGTTCTACCTTTGTTTGCTCATTCTCCCTCTTAGTTTGTGGAGAATGTTGTATTATCGGCACATTTCCGTTAAAGTCGTAGTAATGAGTTGTCTTTGCATCGAAACCACAGACAAACGAACCTGTACCATTATTTCTGCCCTTGTCTTGAATAATCATTGCCGTACCCTCTGTAGCTACATTGCGGAAAGGGGCAGGATATGTTAAATTCTTACCCTCGTTCGCATTGTAATATTCGGGTCGGTAAATCAAATATATCGTATCAGCAGCTTCTTCAATCTGTCCGCTACCTCTGATAAATCTCTTGGACGGAATAAAAGAGTCGTTACTTCTATTAAGTTGCGACAAAACAATAATCCATATATTAAGGCTAACGGCTATATTCTTTAACTTTCGTGCCACACGTCCGAGAAAACGCTCTGTATTCTCATCTCTTGTCGCACCTCCGACTAACTGAATATAGTCGATAACCACACCTTTTATATCGTATTTTGCCTTATGCTTACGAATGGAAGCGCAAATCTCGTCTATGTCAATCGTTTCCTTTCCTGCGAAGTAAAGGTTTTTAGAGCATTCCCATATCTGAGTCAGACCTCGGTCAAACGACTTTACCTCATCTTCGCTCAATTTTGCATACAACTGTCGTTGAGATGAAATCTTAGTGACAGAAGATAATATCCTTGCCGTAAGTTGCTCGTTGGACATCTCAAATGTAAAGAAAAGCACCTTTGCATCATCATTTATCACATTTTGAACAATCGAATTTGCAAAGGATGTCTTACCCATAGAAGTGTTACCAGCAATGATAATCAAATCCGTTGGTATAAGTCCGCCCTTTTCATCAATGAAATGAAAACCGCACTTCGTTGTTTTGTGTGTCTCTTGTCCAGATAGATTGTCACGCACAATATCATTTAGCGCACGAAGAACATCTTGCATATTAACTGTACGCTTTGTTGTTCCGTTGTCCACTATCTCGGTAAGTGCGTTTTTTACTTTTTCTATGACGGCTTCAACATCCTCCCCTGGTTGTGTTCCTTCTTTTCTCAATATCTGTGATACCTTGAATAGACTCCTACGCATCTTGTAATCTTCAAGAATGGATAGATGTTCTTCAAGTTCAATAAAAGAGACATATCCTAACGGGAACTCGTCTATTTTACCAACAATATCTGTTGGGGCACAAATATTTTTTTTCATTGCCAACATAGCGACATTGGTAACATCTGCTGTTTCGCCTTTCTCTACATAATAACCAATGCACCTGTAAAGTGCTTGCGTTGTCGAAGTAAAGAAACAATCAGGTCTTATCCTTTCCCATACCGTTTGCTGCTCGGAAAACATTCGGGATAACAAGTCCGATATTATATTCCATTCCAATCGTTCATCATAGAGTAACAAGGCTGTATCAGAGTTGTCTGCACTTTTTTCTTGCGTCCCTTTCATGTTTTCTCGCCTCTATGTTTATGTTAGCGTAATATTCAATGTTAAACGACTTATGGCTTATCTTACGATTAAGCCAATTGATGATACTTGCATACGCATCCTTGTATGTCTTTATCTTAGGATATTCGTTCATTGCTTGAAGTGTCTCGATAAGCAACTCGTTAGAATGAGGTCTATCAAGTCCTGTCTCAGCAACAATCTTATCAATAAGAATGTTATATTCGGCAAGCGTCAAACCTTTGTGTATCTTACACAAGTTAGGATAAAACACTTTCATAACATTTTGAAACTTCTGTTCAAGGGTCGGCATAGTTGTCCTTGAACGCCTTTCGTGACGTTTTCTTGGTTTCTCGGAAGATAAGATAAGTTCATCTTCACCCGATACTATTTCGTCAGTTATTTCGTCACTTGTCTTAACTGGCTTATATCTTATAATGTCGTTAATATTCACACCCTCCTGTGTTCTCTCCACGTCAAGAATGTTGTCTATGATATAAGTTACCTCTTCTTGTGTAAGACCTGTTATAGAGGCTATATCACCATCCTTGCCTCGGAACACACCATCTTCATCAGCCTTGGCAAGCAAGACTATAAAAGTGAGCAAATGAGACGGTTGGATGAACTGTGAGATTAAGTCATCGTGAATAATTATATCTTTCATTCTCTTTAATAATTAAAAAAACGCTTGTTCCTACTTTCACAAGCAACAACAAGCCATGACTATATTTATAACAAATCTCATTCCTTAAAGATAAATCTTCTTGCCCCAACCTGTTCAGAGCAATATCTTGAATACAGTTCGGGATGTTCTTTTTCAAAAAGTGCCTTTTCAAATTTCTTTGTCTTTACCTTTGGCGATTTCCATGTAGCAAGAATGGTCGGTTCTAATCCCTCGCCATCAAGCATTACACCTTCATTTTCGCCAATTATCATTTTGAGTTTATTTTCAAGGATTTCTTTTCTTTCGTCCAAAGCCTTGTAAGTTTTTCTTACACCGACTAACTCCCTGTATATCCGAAATGCTTCTGACTCCAAATCGACCTTGACATATTCGTCCGTGTTTTCGGGATATTTTGCCATCGTGTCGCTAACCACAAGTTCGTCAGGTTCGATGTTCTTCAAAATGTTTATGTTCCAGAACTTATCAAGTTCATTAAGCATAAACTCACAGAAGCGGTCGTTTCGCTCGACTTCCATGTAATCGAACTCCGTACCATTCTTAATCCACGCCAAATATCCGACATCAACGCCTAAGACATACATCTGATATTGTATCTGACACCACCAATATTTAGGAGGATTGTCTTTATCAATATTTAGTCTTGTTGTCTTGCATTCGAGTATTCGGTAATTTTCTTTTCTAAACTTTGCATTTTTAGGCAAGAAAATTCTATCTGGCGAGACCCTAAGATATGGTCGCTCCTTATCAACGGCAATCCAATCATTGCTATAACGATTGTATATCTTTGCGCCTGTAGCCTCAGCAAATAAGGTTGCAACAGCATCTTCCATCAAATGACCTAAACGCATTATCAATGTTTCCTCTATTGGCTTATCAAGTCCTTTCTTTCGTCTCCACAACTTATATGGAGTGTCGAAATGATTAACACCAAGAATTGTGCCTACCTCAGAAGAACCTATTCCTTTGTTTCTTTCGGAAAGCCATTCTTCGTGTGTTTTGGGAAATATTGCGTCAAATCTTGTTTCGTCCATAATTATATAAATAAAAGGAATATAAACCCTATCTTCACAGACAAGGTTTATAAAAAGTTCAATTTAGAAAAAATATCATCAGTATCTTTATCCCTCTTTCATAAATTCGTCAACCTTCCTTTGTGTCTCGGTTTGATTTGCTTTTTCTTCATCCGTAGGTTCTGGAGCCGAATTGTCAACATATTCTGGAGTAATTTCCTCAATATCCTGCACATTCTCGTCAGCCTCAACCTTTGCGCCATCATACCTTATTGCCGTTTCCATTTCCGTGGACTTAGGCACGTACTTTGTAATGAGGTGCTTTAGGACTGTTTTAAGACACATAGCATCGAAGTTGTCTTTCCATACACCATAGCCGTTACGATAAGCCATAGAGTATTTGTTGGCGAAGGTCTTTACCTCGTCAACCGTCCAATAGATAGTCTTTTCAAAGCCGTTTATAAGTCTTACATAAGCCATGTAGCCTATCACCTTGTCGCTGATTTTCTTATCCTCGTCAAAGATGTAATCATCACGAAACTTGTCTTTTTTAATAAGCTGCCCTTCATAGACAATCTCGTTTACCAACTTGGAAACCTGACCGCTTCTCATAGCAAGCTCAACAAGTCCGTTACGCATTATCTGGAATTGTGCCGTACAAGTTCCTCGTCTCTTATCCTTGTAAGGGATAATACCACAATATCCAAGAGAAGCGTTTACTGGCAAATTGAGCGATGCAGCTACAAGTGCTGCGCCATATACTGAATTTGGCTCTGCCGTTGATAAGTCCGTATTGCCATTTACCACAGTCATAACGGATGAAATGAATTGTGGAGCACGTTTACCAAGCATCTCAGTAAACTTGTTCTTAACTGCTTCTCCGTTCATAAGTGCGGAGATGCGTTTAATTGGTGTTATATCTGCCATATTATTCTATATTATTAAGTTTATAATCAATGTTAAAATGGCTTTATCTTTTCACAAAGGTACTCACCACAATTAAATTTGAAATTAAGTTTACAAGCTGTTAAATCCCTACCACCTTCACAGGCAATAGAAATTATCAAGTGAGTTAGTATTAACAATATTAAAAGAATATATATGAAAAAAAAATCAATAGAAGAACAAAGGAGATACGCAAAAGCATACTGCTGTTGTCATATCAGTTTGTCATATTGTTACTTGTATTGTTACTTCTTGCGCTGATGATTGCTTAACGGTATATCCGTTTTGCTTATATTGACGTGCCATGTAAACAATCTCAGCTTCTGTTGGAAGCTTTATATATATCTGTCCAAACTTACGAAGTCTGTTTATGACTTCGGGACTATATGAATAGTCCATCAGGCTCAATGTCACTATTCCTAATATCTGCTCTGAGAAGAATTTGTCTATCTCCTGAGTGATACTCTTGATATGTTCAGTATTGACAAGATGAGTTGCCATGTACTGTTCTGTTAGTTCTATATTCTTCATATCCTTTCGTTTTATTTGTCACTCATGCCAGAGTCGGACTGGCTTCTACACTCGCTTCTAAAAAATGACTAATCAACTATCCAACACAAGATAAAATCTAAAATTATACGAGCAACTACAAAACTACGAGTGTCGCACTCCAACAGTGCTAATGAGTGTTGTGTCAAGACTATTCTCACAAACCATACATGACTAATATTAACCTTAAAACTAATACTTATGAATTGTAATTCAGAATGAATAAAATATATAAGAAAATTAATATTTCTTTTAATAAAGCTCTCTCTATTCTCACGAACCGAGAAGCCTATGGATAACGATTAAATAAAGTGAAATATGTTGTCACGGCATCGGGTGTTGCTCCCGAAAAATGTGTCATGCACTGCCGTGTGTGGGTGTTTCAAGGCTTTTTATTCCATGTTTCATATCACCCACAAAAATGCAAGTCGCCAAATTTTTCAGTGCCTTATAGTCACTTATTTAGGGATAAATCCCACTTGCATCTACCCTTGGCTGGTTACCCTTGGTCGGGACTCCTTTTATAAATTGTTTTTATTCATTATCTCTCAAAAATACTTCCCTACTTTCACAAGCAAAGAAGTTACATACTTCAACAACATTGAAGTAATTAAAAGCTTATTATACTTACCATAAACTAAAAATCGTGATTGATAAAGTGAGAAAATGTATTAAGTGGCATATACGAGACTTGCACTCGTTGACCTAACTAATTGAAACTTGTTGGTTTCGCAAATGTTCCTACGTTAAACGAACCTCCTAGGACTGTGACAATAAACATCCCATAGATAGTTTATCCAACCTGCTATCACAGTGATTCATTTACATTTGCCTTTCCAATTCAGAGGGTATATGCCTAACATCACCTGTGCAATACCATCAATACCATCGCCGAACGTATTTGTGCATGTCTCAGGCTTTTAATTCCAGCCATGCACTACAAGTAATGTTATTTTAACCATTATGTTGTTCGTTAGCGTACTAAGGTGACAATTCCGTTCCTGCTAACGCTTTTTGCCTATCAGCCAAATAAGCATTTTATCCACGGCACACGCTCCAATATCATGGCAAATCCATTATAAAGAATATTCCCTTACAAGGTTTCGCTCCTTCTTCGCTTGCTTCTCCGCTTATCTCGGCAAACAGCTATGTAAATCTACCAACATCAGTAGTGCCATCCACCGCTCCTTATGGACATCCCCGAAGGACTGGAGTTCATCGCTTTCGCTTGCCCATTGATAGGCTTCCGCTCGTATGTGCCCTATCGTGCATGGTCTTGTTTATACTCCTTCATACGCACTGGAGTGTAGTGGGAAGATGGGGACTCGCACCCCTGCCACCGTGTCTAATCTTTCCAATCTAAAAAACACTATTATGAAAACAGTTCAATAATAGCAATGGCTTATTCTCTCCTTTTCATTGTAATACGGTGTTCTTCCCTTTTTCACTTAATCTGCTTCAGGACATCTGCAAGATTGAGTGTATATGCTCTCTTCTCAACATCCTTGACAATACCTACCTTTGTCCCTATCATCTGCCTAACCTTTCCTTTGCTTTTATGAAGAAGTCTGCATGCCATATTTAGCGAAATGGGGAAATTGTGAGTTCCGCTCAGTATTGCTTCAAGTTGCTGTTTCTCATTCATTGCCTCCGATTCTTCGTATTAAGTTAGATATGATATTATAGATTGGTTCTAAAACACCTCTCTGTTCAGCATTGTCAAGTTTATTGCTGCCATTCAGTTTGATGTGATAGATATAGTATAAATCTCCTTATATCTTGTGCCACACATCACTCATTGGTGTATTGGTAGCCGCTCCGTATTCTCTTGCAAGTTTGTTGATTTTTGCCCTCATGGTTAGCTCTGGAACTTCATTGTCAGATATTTCTTCACAAAGCAGCAAACGAGCATTGTGTTCTCTATCTGTCTCAAAGTCATCCATGCGTTTTTCCAACTGCTCAATAGCATGTTTTTGCTCCAACTGCAAACGCTCAACCTCCACCATGTGAGTGACAGTCATCTGCAATGCTTGAAGTGGAGTAAGTTCTGTTGTCTCCTGCTTCTTTAGCATTGCTTCTTCTTCAAGCTGCTTCCATCGAAGAATTAACTTTGCCCTTACATCATCCTTATACTTTGTTATGACAAACAAAGTCTGTTCCTTGGTAAGGTTGTAATATGGTTGTACTTTGCCCTGACTATTGATATATGATGACTGGGTAAATTTTCCCAGTCCTCCGTTGATGGCTACTGCCTCCATCTTTCGGATTGACTTTAGTACGTCATTGTGAGGTCTGCCTGTAATTTGGGCAATCTCCAATGAGGACATCAACTTGGTAGTATTAGTTACATTTGTTTCCATGTTAGGTAAGAATTGTTAGTTGTTAGTTAGATTGCTTTAGGAAAGAGAATATCCGCATCCACCTTAAAGTGTTCAGCGAGTATTTTCTGTGTGAGAGCATCAGGAATAACCTTGCCCTCGCACCACCGCTTTACGGTTATTTGGGATTTGCAAGTTAATTTTGCAACCTCAGAGATAAAAGCTTGCTCTGGTTTGGGCTTAGCCTTTTCTTCCCTAAAAATATCTATAAATGTAATTTTATTCATTTTTTCTTTGCTGCGTAAAATATTATATTTATATTTGTAGTCCTGTTAAAGAACTTTCGTGGTTATTTTTTTGAACCACGATGCAAAGATAAAGAGTTCGACTGATATGTTCGCATATTTGTTGATTAAATTTGTCGTTTGTAAACATATTTTAACATTTTTAGGAATATATAAACATAATATATGTAAATGTGTATGAAATATAATGTAAAAGAAAGGTTGATGTATTGGATGGAGCAAGAACATCTAAGTATAAATTCGGTTGCAATTCAGAGTAGAATTAACGAAGGCAAAATAAGGAGAGTTGATAATTTATCGTGTGAGACGGTATGTGCAATACTCGAAGCATATCCTGCATTGTCTGCCCGATTTAAGACAAATTTTTAGAAAAAATATATTGCAAAAATTAAACGAATAGCATATAGTTGCTATTTTATCAACTAATTGTTGTTAAATGTTAAATAAACAGCCAAAATATTGACTAATAATATTAAATTGAGTAAACAGATAAGATAAATGTTAAAAAATTTGGTTTTTTCACAAGTGTTTATTTTTTTAAATTTAAAACCTATCCATAAAAATAATTATATTACATTTCTTTCTAAAAAAAGATAGATAAAGATTAGATAAAGAATAAATAGGGGTTTAAGGGGAAAGAAAGGAAAAAGGAAAGGAAAGGAAAGAGAAAATTTCTTTCTGTATTTTTTACATTTTTTAACATACTCTTATTTCCCCTTGTTATTTGATGTGCAAAAAAACGTCACAGACGCATCTAAACACTATCAACATACAAATACACCCATTTGGAGGCAGAGGCGGTCTGGTGGGGAAATTAGAGGGCAAAAAAACAACAAACAGAAAGGAGCATATCTTCACGATACACTCCTTTCACTTCGTTAAAACTTAAATACTAAAAAACCTATCTAATATGAAATTCAGCTCCGATATAAGGATAAAAGTTCTCGCCTATGTTCACTCCTGTCTTGATGTCGAAACTCTTTATTCTAAGTTCCAACCCTCCTTGTATATTGAAGTGGCTAAGATTTAATCCACTATTTGCAGAGACAAAACCACCTAAATGCAAAGGTTTATCCTTTTCTGTCATAAATGCGGACTTAGTTATTGTATTTGTTCTTGTCACTTCTATTATCCTCGTCTTATTCAATATATGGATACTATCAAGCGCAACATCAATTCCGCTGACCCACGCTTCGTACATACTATCAACATAATGTTTCTGCTCTGCACATGGAATTACAACAAAGCTGTCATATTCGCTTATATCACAATCCTGGATAGGTATTCTAACAACCCTATCAACCTTGATGGTATCATGCGCAACAGGAGAATTTATGTAGATAGTATCTATTTTTACTCTTTCAACGATAGTTTCCGTTGTTTCAACGTGACGATTGAAATAGCCAATAAGCAATGCTACACTAACAATGACAGCAAATACAAAAACGAATTTCTTTGTTTCCATACTCTACTTGCTATATAAATACAACATCTGATTGTTTGTTTTATCTCTTCGTGGCAATGAAACGTGAATCCAGTTAGGTTCAACCTTCGTACCATACTCCCATATCAATTGACCGACTTTTAATTTTCCATCTCTAATCATCTTCTCAATGATACGGAACAAGTGAGCCTTACTCGTAGCCTTACAACTTATATCAGCTGCCTCGCCAGTTAAGTGTTGGCTTGTCTTAGCACCTCCTACCGCATTATTAAGGGGTGCACAACGATAGCCAGAGTTTATGACTATCTCATATCCATATTCGTCTCGTATTGGCTGTAAAATCTCTTTGCATAACCTTTCAAGATTATCCACAATCTTATCGTCAAAGGTGTTCGGAATACCTTTCTTTTCTGCTGTTGTACTACGTACAAGTTCAGACAAACTAAAATTTTTTGACAATTTCATATCTTTCATGCTCTGTTGTTTTTAATATACCCTTGCATAAAAGGTATATGTTTAATAATTTCGATACTTAACACCGAATATATGAAAGCAAATGCCTTATAACCTAATCCATCGTTAGGCAAAATCAACATCATATTACGACAAATATTTGTACCGTAATAGTAGATTAGGACATAACTGATAAACGACACACATTGTAACGCACCAGTCATGTTGTGCTTAAAAAAGCCTATTGTGTAAATAAGTGTGACGAATGTAAGAAACAATATACATTCTATGAATGCCCTGCAAAACTTTTTCTTATTCCAGATTCCACCATGCACGACATCCGCAACAAGCCCAAAAAATGCGTTAAAGAAAAATAAAAGCAGCATTGTATATATATCCCCTGCAATTGGTTGGAGAAAGGCAGCAATTGCGGAGAATATAGCAATTATACAACATTTCAACTCACTCAAATTCATCTTTTACCTCCTTTCGTAGAAAACAAGGAACATATTTCCTTGAATGTGTTGAAACCTATCAATGATGATGCCAAAGCAAGAATCATTGTTGTATCAGATGGCAATTCAATACCCCTCATACTACATCTGTAATATGTGCACAGAATAACAATCCATGCAGCAATGCCTATTAGCTTCTTAGAAGAAATAGTACCTGCTTCATCTGTAAATATTCCGACTAATGCTTTAATAACTTTATTCATTTTACATAAATGTTAATTTCTGTTGGCTAAATTACGAATATTATGTAACATAACATAGTTTTTTTGTTAAGATTTTAACAGTTATTGCATATAGATTCACTTTTAGTTGTTATTTTGCAATTTATGATTACAATGTGGACACAACACCATAGAAGCAGCACACCACATTTGCCTGCCGACTTCGCCCTGCAAGTATGCCGACAATTCCTCTTTAGGGTCTAAGTCATAGTAGTTACTTATATGCTCCGTCAAGTGCTTAATTTCATGCACAATCGTATCGAACATCTGTTCCGCTGATGTAGCGTGACTAACTATTATAACGCTGCTCTTGCCCTTGTAATCCGTCAAAGTAAAGCCAGTATTCGGATATTGCAGATTGTCGATTGCTTCCTCTGCTTGTTCACGACTTACTCCGCTTGCAAGTAATACACCTTCTATCTCGGTAAGGTTATGCGGTTGTACATCGTAATACACCATCACCCACCAGTTGCGGTTGCCTATGTGGAATCCTTGCCTTATCATGTCTCCCTCCTTTCTCTTAAATGAAACGCTCCCAGTTAATCGGTAGCCCCTTGACGTCCATCTTGGCATGGAAGCAGGCGAGAACTGCAACAGGGTCGCAGTCCGGGTCGTTGATGGTCTCGTCCACAAAGTAGCATTTGACATCGTTTGTTGGTAGTGCTTTGCGGTAGTCGGCGTAGGTCATGTTGTAAAGATACCATGCTGTGTATATACACTCCTCTTTGACCTTAATGCCGTACTTTTTCATGTTTTCTTCCATTTCCTCTATGGTATGAGGCGCAAGACGTTTCATTGTCTGTGTAGCTTCGTCTCTATACTCCATGCAACTGATAGCATATTCTGCTAACTTCTTGCTAAATTGCCCATGATGGTTGTCCATGTATTGAGCTTCCTCTTCACTCATGTAATACTGCATAATCTTCCTTTTTTAGATGTTCGGTAATTCCGAACTACTGAAACAATAAAGGTGAGGAACAATGCGTTCCCCACCTCCTACCTTTAATTAGCGACCGTATCGTGTACTACGATACTCACCACGCTCTTCCATATCATGCTCATGGTCACGGTAGCCGTGCTCATAGCCTTCACGATAGCCGTTGTCATACTCTCTGCCATCCATGTGACGGTATTCCCTTCTGTCACCATTCATGCGAGAGTGCATTTCATTGCGGATGTCTCGCTTGTCGTCAACAATAATAAATCCCATACTTCTTACGATTTAGATGAGCTCATAGCCTTTATAGCAGAGAGGATAGCATCAAGTTTTTTGTCTGTCGCTGCCTGTCTCTCTTCAAGTTGCTTGATAGTACGTGCCTGTTGCTTACCCTCTGCGTAGGATGGATTAAGCGTTTCAAGCATTTTTTCGCCCTCAGTCAAAACAGACTTGTGGTAATCAACTTGTTCAAGTGCCTTTTTAGACATCTGCATCATACCGTCCACCTCTTGAAGCATCGCTTCACGGCTGCAAGAATAAACACAACCAGTCGCCTTGTCGCTTGCTATCTCTATGTTATTTGGAACATCAGGAACTTGTACATCCTTGCCGTTCACATCAACGACAATACTCACGTTCTGTGAAGTGTTATTGTTTGCAAATGCGAGAGGAATAGCTGCCTGTGTTCCATAAGGCTGCCTATCAACTTTAGACTTGACTACTCCCACTTCCAATGTCGGTTTGTCTGCTCGTCTCAATATATAGAACGGGCTCCCGATTGCTATACTGCTAAAACTCATAGTTACTTATTTATTAAACTGGTGATACTAATTGCAGAATATCGTTAAAACTATCATAGAATACTGTCAATACTCCAGTACCTGCGATGTCTGCTACTGTCACGGCTGTACCTCCGAATGTAGTTAGTAATCGTACACCTCTGTTAAGTGAGACTTGAATAGGAAGTGTACCTGTTGTACCTGTAGGAATAGCACTACCCACACGAATAGTTATATATCCGACTGGCGGAACAGGTACATATCCTAAATTCAAGTTCACATTCTCGGTAGTAACATTGATACTCCTTACACTAAGATATGGTATGCCGCTCATGTTAGTTATAATCCTATTGCATCCCATATTACCTTGTGTTAAAAACCGACTACTCCATTAAATCCTGCACCAAACATACCACCGCCAGTATAAGCACCTGTATTGATTGCTTGAAGCTGTGGATATTGAACAGGTACTGTTGGCAACTGCTTTGCAGCAATGTCATTCACCTTCTGCGCAATTGGTGCTACAATACTATTAACATAGCTTGTAATCTGCGCTGTCTGATTTGCATTGTCGATTTGACCCTTTAACTGCGTGTTCTGCTCTTCAAGGTTATTTATTCTTGCCTGCAATTCACGCTCTTTGAGGGCACAGAATTGGTCGTTCATGGCAACCGTCTGCGCATTGATGGCTGAAAGAACAGCATTATTGTTGCGGTCTGCCTGTGAGCCTAACTGATTAGTCTGCTCCAATGTGCGGATTTGCGCCTCGTAACCCTGCTGTGTTGTCAAGAGTCGGTTCTCGCAACAGCACTGTGCAAGCTGCTGTCCGAGCTGACAATTACCATTCTGAATAGAGTTGATAACCTGCAATGTGCTCATGCCTTGCTGTGCAGCAATCTGTGCAAGTGAAGCCTGTACGTTCTGTACTGCTCCAAAGACAGTATTATAATCCTGTCCGAGCATTGTAGCAAGGTTCTGAATTGCTGAACGTGATGCCTCGCCATTCGAATTGATAGCATTCATAACAAGTTCTCGACCACTATCGTTGTTCAACTGGTTAGAAAGGAAAGCAGCCTGACCGCCGTTGCCACCCATACCACCAAAACCGCCATTGCCCCATCCGAAGATAGATGCAATAATTGCAAGTCCGAACAAATCAACAATGCCATTCATACCATTGCCGAAACCACCGAAACCACCATTGCCAAGCGGAATAGAAAACGGAATGCCACCGTTTCCGTTACTTTCTGGAATCTGATATACTTCTGCCATATCTTTTACATTTATTGTTTATGTTTTTCGTCCTGCGCAAGACATGGCAAAATTAGCGTGTTTTGTTTTCATTTTGTCGTTTTTCGTGTTTATCTTCGGTCGTTAAATTTGCCCTAAACATCATCATCAATGTTGATGCTAAACTTCTTTAATAAAGACTTTACTTTGCTTATTCCTATACCATTATCTGTGGCTAACTTTGCTATGACATAATCGTATTTCATATTTTCTTCGTATCGCATTCTTCTAAAGTCATAATATATGTTAATATATTTCATATCTTTAGAGTTTAGTTTGTATTTTGCCACTAACTTTAGTGTTCTTTCATTGAGTTTCAAAAGTTGTGCGAGTTTCATCTGTCCTATTGTCTTAATCGTTATTTTATTGTTTGTTATTAAATAAGATTTGTTAAGCGCACGCATGGAGCAATTCATGCGTGCGAAAAGGTTAATGCCAATAAATCCCTTGATTGGAATTATACTATTGTATTACTTTTATGCTTAATATATTTTTATCTTATTATTATTTTGCATAATAAATGCAGTACACGCTTCATCATCGGCGCATACTGAAAGGAGAAGTCTCCCTTCGGTGGTGGTTTGTTGGTTGTTGGCATAATTATACATTTTTATCAAAATTGCACCTCAGCAGACCATCCGAGGTCTTGTATCGTTATCTGCGGAATGGTGTCTGTACCTTCTTCGCCTTTTTTGAAAGTCGAAAACATCCACAGTCCTTCGTTGTAAGAGCTTACATCTTTTACTATTGGGGTATTAGCTGTCCATCCAGAATCATATAAGAATCCCGAATCTTCGCCCCATAATGCCAAACCATAAAAATAGTCACTATTAGTCATGTTAAGTGTAATACTCTTAGCACTTTTAGGCAGAAAGATGGCTCCATAATCGTTGATTGCTGATGTATCAATATCCAATTCGCTGGTTTTACCAGTTATTTTAGTCCAAGGAACTTGCTGCCTTTCCGCTGATTTAGGGATTAAAATAGTTGCTCTGTCCTCTCTTTGGGTTAGAGTCAATTTGCCACTCATAATCAGACAGGACGTACCTACTTTGAACACTGCATTTGCTATCTCTTCCTGCACATGAGTGAGAGGTGAGATATATCTGTAATTACAACCTTTAATTCTTATTTGCATAACTTAAATGAATTTAAAAATCAAATTGATAAATTTTACCATCAAGAAAATTAACACATATTTTATTGTTATAAATAAAACAGCCTTCGGGCTCGTCAACTATTCCATCTCCAGTTATATCTACCTCGGATATAACCTTATGCGTATCAAGGTCAATTACGTTAAGTTGGGCTGTATTGTTCATGCCGAAAACTTCGTAAATCTTATTGTTAAAAACAAATCCACCTTGACAAGTTGAATAATATTTTACTTCGATGGAATCCACAATGTTAGCGATGTCAAGTGTCACGTTGCCTTCTGCTAATAGTGGGAGCGCAAAGACTTTATATCTTAGGATATTATCTTTATTCGGAGACCAAGGATTATTACCCAAGCCTGCCACTATGAGCTTTTTATTTTGCGTATCAATCAAGCTGTTAGGATACCATAAAAAATCATCAGAAGGAGTTGGAAATGTAATCGTCTGAACGAGCGATGCGCCCCATGAACCTTCTGAGCCAGTTATCCGATAGACTAAGCATCTATGTCTGTCTGCGTGTTCTTGGCTGATGTAGAGCAAAGGGAAATCGTCTGTCACGGATGCGAACTCCGCACCAAAATTAGCATTGTTGCAGTGGTGCTTAGTATCTTTGGTGAGTGTAATTGTCTGTATTTTAGTTTTAGTATCTAAGTTAAATACATCAATCACATCATTGGTATTGTGACACTGAAAAAGATACTTGCCGTAACAAGCGGCTCCTTGATTACTTGACGATGACGAATTTGTCTCGGTCATCAGCAGTTGTCGAGAATACCTATATGTCTTGACTTGTATTCTTTCTCCGAAATAAGGATAAATACCATTGTCACCGCTTTGTCCAGCGTGAGCCGCTACATAATCAGCAACAGCCTTGCTTGATGGTGCGTTGGCAGTGTCGGAAGGGTCTATTGTCTGTACGACATTAGTTTCTGCCTCTCCCTTTGGACCTTTAAGTGATTCAAGCCATTCTTCCACTGTGCCCTTGAAGCCATTATCAACTGCAATCTGATAGGCAGACTTGCCACTTTCGCCTTTTGCACCTCGGAGTTCGTCCTTGTCCTCTTCGGTAAGGTCGGCAAAGGTCAGCTTCTCACCTTTGAGTTCGGCTTTCTGCTCATCTGTCAAATCGTCAAAGGTGAGTGCGTCACCCTTGTCTCCTTTGACGTTGTAAAGCTTGATGGCAAGAACTCCGTCATTATATGCTCCCTCGGCATGGGTAGTACCTGTGTCGTCTGTTGCAACATCAACCGTTACGGATGATATTATACCTACGGCATGAGCCACCTTAGATTCCAGTCCTTCCACCTGTTCCGTCACATTGTCGGGAACTGGCAGAAGTCGCTGGGCTATTGCATCGGCAAGGGAGACACCAAGTGACGGAATCAGGATGTCGCTTGCTGAAAGCGACAAAGGATTGCCATGTATGTCCTTAATATTTGCCATATCGTTAATTATTAGAAATGATTACTACTCCATTTGTCACACCATCAGTAATATTGTACGTGCCTCTGTCTGTGCTGAGGTCGAGTGTGCCGATTGCCTCGCTTGTTGCAGCGTTGAGTACCGTTCCGTTTGCTGATGTAAATGAGAGTGTATGCTCGTCATTATCATCGACAGCTGTGATTGTTGCATCTGCTGATGTAGCAATTACTGTGCCGTCATACTTTAAGCGAACACGATAACTCTTTGTCTCGTTGAGTGCGATTGGTGTTGATGTAGGCTCCTGCCATGTTTCACCACCATCCTCGGAATACTCGATTGTGACTTCCTCTGTCTGTTCGTCTGCGGAGAAGGAGAGCGTAGAAGCATGAGTGCTATCGTCCACATGAATGTCGAAGTAAACGGCGGCATTTACCCACTTTGCATAAAGCGTAGTGTCTTCTCTAAGGATGTCATTGCCATTAGCCTTTGTGCCATTAGCATAGAACCAACCTGCAAAGTAGTATCCTTCTTCTGTTGGTGTTGGAAGGTCTGGGAGCGCACTAACCTTGCCAGTTGGCTGTGTTACTGTTCCGTGAGCACTCTCGTAAGTTAATGTAAAAGTATTTGCTATCCAATGAGCTATGAGGTGTACGTCAGAATTAAGCACTTCGCCATTTGTGTACTTCTTGCCGCCCTCATCATACCAACCAACAAGAGAGTAATCCTCGTTAGTCAATTCTGGAAGTTCATTGGCAGTAAGCACTGATACCTTGCGTGCTGATGGTGCTGTGCCGTACTCTGTTTCGTAAGTAACATTGTACTTCTTGCCTTCGATTGCAAATGTCTTTGTAATCTCACCACTGAAAGGGAACAAGCCCAAATAAGTGACGGTAGCTGTACCTATACCATCATTGTTTTCGTAGTCTGCTGTGAAGTCCTCTCCGTATTTAAGCATCTTGCCACCCAAGTAGAGAGTTACGTTAGGAGTGACTTCTTCGCCACTGAACTCGTAGGTATTCTTCAAACCGATAACCCTTGCTTGACTGATGTCAGAGCCAGTTGGATGGTCGGCTTGAAACTCCTGAATCCATGCTTTTGTCTCATTCAAGCCTTGAATAAGTTCGTTGATTATGCGCGATGGCAATGGCTTGCCATCTTCCTGTACATAATCAATAGGATTAAGATTTATCTCTGTCATAAAATCATGATTTATATGTTAATATAATAAATTAAATTGCTTCTTCATCCGACACCGTAATGATTGGCATTGGGGATATTCCTATAAGCGTCCTATGGAGGTCTCCAGCTATGCGATAGTCGGATAACTTAATCTTGTTGATGAACAATGGAAGTTTGTCGCTCTCTCGCTGTACGGCTACAACCGTCTGCAACTCATTGAGTGTTTCTGCTATTGCGTTGATAGCATTCTCAATCTTTGTGAGGTTACTGTTACCCACAAAGCCATTTGCACGACTTGTAAGGTTAAGTTGCTCTTGTGTTGCTTCACCATCAAGCACGTTCTCCGTGAGGACATGAGGTGTAATACCGAATGTTGCTCTTGCTTCTGTTACCGTCCACTTGCCATCTTCGACACAAGCAACGATATAAGGGCTACCTCCGTAGGTAAGTTCCTCGATGATACCGTCCTCAACGAGTTCTGTATCTTCGGTGTGGTGTGGCTCAACCAGTGTAGCAAAGGTTACTCCCTTGACTACCTTGTACACGACATCATCATCGCCTACATAGATGCAACCTTTAGCCGACTGTCCGTTTTCAGCCCAATCGTCTGTATGCTCCGACTTGATACCGATGTACTTATCACCGAAGTAATCTTCAAGTTCTGCATCCTCAGCAGGAGGCATCAACATAGCATAGTCACCTTCATTAGGTGATACGCTATTAAGTTGAACGAGTGTAGCAAACAATCCCTTGTCTTTACGGCTCATGCGAGCTTCGGTCTCCATGCGCTCAATCTGTGCCTTTGCTACGTTGAAGTCTGCAAGGAGTTGTGTTTGTGCATCTTCTGCATTTAATACTTTGCCCTCGATGCTGATTACCTTACCCTGCGTGTTTTGGCTTGTCTGCTTGGCTTCAAGAGCTTCTTCTGCGTTCTCTGTTATACGCTCATTCTGTCTTGTGCCTTGTTCTTCCAACTCCTGAACGGCAGTCTTTCGAGCATACGTCCCAACAATATCGTTGCCGTTAGCATCCTGCTTTGACTTTTCGGCAAAGAAACGCATAATGAAGTCTGGATAATCGAGACCTCTCGCTAAGATTTCTTTTTTATTTTCGTTACTCATAATATCCCGAATTTATAATTATTATCTAAAACTACGACATTTTCACCATCGAAGTATGCAACAGGTTTCTGCTCAGGCTTGATGTTTACGATTGCTTCAACCTTAATGTCGTTCCCGTCAAAGGTGATATTGTTCTCTTCTTCGGTTGAACGAACCAGTTCAAACGCTTTGTCAAAGTCGAGAGTGCTTTGTCCTTCCTTACCCTTGTTGAACCATAACTTGACGTTATGCAAGCCATAGTGTCTGTGCTCTGTTGCAAGAAACTTAATCACTACCCTATTGCTTTCAATCGTGAATGGCGGTCGAAACTTCATACCGTAACTATCTACAATATCAATCAATAGGTCTTGCTCCGCAAGGTCTGTGTCGTTAATCATTGCAGGGAATGAAATTTGAATGTCCTTATCAAAACTTATTCTCTGCCAATTAGCGATACAACTGCAAGAGTGTTCACTTGTTGCTATGTTATCATATATCTTCATATACTTATATTTTTTTATTCTGTGCCCCACTCATCTGTATTTAATGGTGTTGTTCCTTCTGCATTTGTTATCAAAGGAAACACACCGCTGATAAAGTGAGGTGTGTGGTCTGCTTCTTCGACTCTCACAATATCGTTTACAATCTCAACGGTAAACATTCTACCTTGTGAAATCTCGTATCGGAAATAGCCTTCAAGCGTGTATGCCTCGCTTATTCCAGCTACTCCTTGTACACTTTCTTTCATCATTCGTGGATATGCTACGCATATAGCGTTAGAAGTGTTGTAGAATGTAATCTTACGACCTATTAGAGAATGTAGCTCTGCAAGGTTGATGAAATGTGAAGTACCACCATTGTCTGTAATAGTCCTACATACATCGTACCATTCCCTTATCGCTAACAAACTACCATTATCATCGTCATACCTAACAGGAATGTAGAAAGGGAAAATCATGTTAAATCTATTCTCGTTTACATCGTTAGAATATGCGCCAAGCGTAATTACACCGTCAAGTTTGAAAAGTTCGGGGATAAATGTTTTTTCGTATAGTGCCAAGCCTGTATCTCCTATATACGTTCCCCAATCGCTACATTGTGCGTGATAAACAAAATCGTCCTCATCGTCACCATCTAACGGTTCGCAAATGTGAAAGAAGTTTGAATAGTTGTCACCTTCAATGGCAAACGACATACGATTGAGAATACCAGCGATGTTTACGTTACCAAATTCATCAAGCCACATTGTCTTTTTGTTCTCTATGTTTTGGCAAATCAGTTGATTGCTTCGCAAAAATAGAGAACCACGACTTGACAAAAGCATTTCGTCTGCTGTTATCTTAACATTCTGCGGACTGATTACCACTTGTGGCTCTGGCATGACAAATGGATTGTTTTCGTCAGCACCGATTCCAGTCCACATTACAAGAGCTTGTTGCCATTGACCTGCACCTGCAAGGAGTGTAGCACCTTGTCGTTCTCTTGCTTCTTGTTCAGTCTCTTCTGGTTGCTTGACGTGTCCCATAAGGACAATGTTATCACCAATGGTAGGCGTATCAGATACATTTTTATTGGTGTCAACGCAAGGTGTACCGTCAGCGTTAAGACTTGGTATGTCGCAGTTGGGTGCTTGTCCTTGAGTGTTAGTACACTTAATGACAATTCGATGGTACTTAGACGGATTGAATGTCTCGCCTGTAATGCTATCGGTCAACTCTGCATCCATCGTATAATCAGTGATGTACAAGACTTTCGCCCAATAGTATCTATTGCTTACATCCTGAGACACACCTTGCGCCACATTGAAGGTCTGACAATAAGCAAGGTCTCCTACCTTCCAATCGTTTGTGACTGGCTTACCGTCCTTATCCTCCTTGGAGAAGAATATGTAGTAACTACTTCCATAACGATTGAGATAGACGTGTTCAACAACACAACCGCAAGCTGTAAGAATCTGTTGACCTCCAATGTGAGAAACCTTGTCTATTTCAAGTTCCTTGAAGAATGCTCTCTTGTGTACATTGAGATAGTCTGTATCCACACACCAACCCGAACCATTCCAATATATTTTGCCGCCTTTTACTCCTTGAACGTGCTTTTTAGTGTTGTCTGATTGGTCTCCAAATGTAATTCCACCGTGAAATGTATATGAACCTGTAGCCTCGTCATCCGTAGTCTTGTTAAGATACTTCTCGTCAAGTTTCAGATTCTTAATTGTTGTACTTACAATATCCTTAATCTGTGGAACGCTTATGCCAGGAACACTAATAGAGCCATCCGTTATACCTCGGATTGCATTCTGTATCTTTTGCAGAGAACTAACAGATTTCTCCGAGCGCAATGTAACCGAATATTCTGGGATAGGTTTATCTCCCTCCTTGATTGTAAGGTTAGAAATCTCTATTGCCTCTGTAATACCTAAATCTGCATCGCTAAAGCATAACACATCGCCCTCCTTAATTGTATCGTGGATTGATGTTTCACTGTTTGCTATAGCGTAGTCGTGTTGACGTGCAAGATATATATTATCAAGTTCAACAGAATATTGAAACGTAGTAGTCTCGTTCTCTGTAAGCCATAGCAAAGCCGCCTGTCTAAGTCTTACACTTGCCGCATCAATATACATATCTGGCATATTGATGTTTGTTATAACAAACCTATCGTTAGCACGAATCAATGCAGTTCTATTAGGGAAGTATTGGTTTAGGCTATCATCTTTTACTCGCTCGCATTGTAAAGTATAGTAAGTCTGATTAGATGACAGTTTACAATCAACAATATTAAAATCCCTTCCTCCACACATTCCGTCCTTCATTGACAATACAGGATATTCCGTGCTTGACAATTTAATCCTTGCGCTTGCAAGGTCAAAGCCTATATTGCGAATACGCACAAGGAAGTGCCCATCTGCATCAGAGAAAGAACTTTCCTCATCAAATACACCATCATCATCAATAAGGGAATTATTATTATAATCCTCTGCACGACTTATAGGATATAATGGCTTTCGTGAGTCATCTAATATTTCGTCAAGTCTGATATTATCCTTTGTCTTGTTGGTGTCCTCTGTCGCAATGTAAGCCACATAGCCTGCATCCTCGATGTTCTTCATTGTAACACCGCTTAGAGTAGGGAATATATCTTCATTATCGTTAGAGCCGTCAAAATATACGACTGCCTCTCTTATCCCTAACGTAGCTGCATTGTCAGACAGCACGTAAGGGTCAAGAGTCTGTGTAGGATAACCCGAAAGCATTAAGTTCTTGACTGGCAAGAGTGCCGCATTATCGTTTACATCACTCTGTCGGAAAGTCATAGGGATGTAATGCTTGTTCGCAGATACAATTTCTATCGTTACTCCCGACAAGTTATCTGGCATAATATAGCTGCCACTAATAGGATATACCCATACACTGTTATCGGTCTCTCTATATGACAGTCGTGCAAAACTGATTGGAAGGACAGTGTCACCGTTCTTAATTATGACATTGTGTGGATACCACGTTATATCCTCGTATGCGTCTATGATAGGGTTTTCATTCCTTATCATAAACAACATCTCCGTACTTGTAACGCCATTTGGGGTTGCTATTTTGTACCAATCATTCGTGCTGTCATAATACATAGGACACACGCAATGCAAAACCTTGTAATAATAATAGTGTTGTGGCATATTGGTAGTGTTACCATACGCTCTAACCTTAGTAACTATATTTTGATTCTGCTCGCTTGTTTTAGTTATCTTCTTTAATCCGTAACCTTTGCCAAACAAAAGTGTGTCATGAATTGTTCCACTTGTTCCAAGGGTTATTGTTCTTGATTGCTTTTCCGCCACAAACTTAACACCCATTTGCTCGTAAGCCATAGCGAGTGCTTGCCAACAATTTATATTGTCAGCAGAAAGGTTTGTATTCATTTCTTTATCTGTGGTTGGAGTATAGCCTTCTACAACTTGAACCGTCCATTGCTTAGCACCTGTATAAAGTCTATCCAAATTTGCTTGAATACGACTTGCCAAATCTGCTACCGTGGAGCAATAGAACGAGAACTTACTGCTTGTTCCTGCTGTAACAACGCCATTATTAACCGTACAATCAAAGAAGAAACACCTTACAAGTTCGTCTGTAAGAGAGTCGAATTTTATGTTATTGTAGGTATAAGCCTCGCCATAGGAATTTGTCTTTGCTTGTTTTTCTACAGATGGCGAAACATTCAATTCAAATCGTTCACCACGATATATAAGGTAATCACCAACAGAAAAAGCAACGGGCGCAGACGATTTAACGGACACGGTTACATTGCGTGAACCCATCCATTCACCTCTATACTCTATTGAAGCTGTCCTTGCTTTAAGAGTGCCGTTCTTATTATATATATTATATTCCATTTTCTTATACTAATTCTGTTGGTTCTGCATCATTATCTGGGCGGATTTCTGTTGTCGGGTCGGTACACCATAAACATAATGTGAATGTCATGACACTCATACCTGACGCATCAATAAAGCTCTCCACATCTTCAACTCCTTTATATAAGACTTTTTCACGTCCCCTTTCAAGGAGGCTTGAATAAACTTTTAGGTTCTTGCCTAAACTAAGCAAACTTATTAGTTCATCATAATACGTTGTGAGAGAGCTTCTTGAAGATGCCTTTATACCACATTTTATTTTCCAGTCAAAAGCCTTCATTCTGACGGAAGAAGGCACATAGACATCAACACCATCTTCCCCATGCCACTCTGTGCTTGCATAGTCTTTCGCTTCTGTGGCTACAGGCTCAGGTATCTCTAAACATACACAGTTGTATGTATCTTCCAAATCGGTAAATTCGCCTACTTCGGGCTGTACCAATAGCGAGTGTTTTGAGTTCATGTACCTTAATATTATTTTCTGTTGCAAATATAAACATTTATTCTATATACGGAATATCTTACAGGAATTTTTTACTGTAATATGTTATTTTTGGTGGAATATTATATCACCTTCTGTTTCAATTTTAGATTTTTCGCCATAACGATACACATATACCTTACTCATTTCTGACTGCTCAATGGTGACTTTCGCATTGTCGTAAACATTGATATACAATTTTGCGAAACCTTTGCAAGAAATGTGAAGGTCGCTATTGTGCCTTATGTAAAGTGTCTGCACATCGTAACTATCAGCGATGATAAAGCCACAACTATTGCCAAGCGTGACAATCGTGCCGCTATAATCGTGTACTGCGACCTTGTCGTTGACGAACAAACCGTCTTTAGTTCTTTCGTCCACTCTTGTGTTTGTTTGAATGAACTCAACAGACGGAAAATCTTTCTCTATGCAAAATTCCTGATTGCTCTTAAACAGGGCTATCAACATTGGCATATTGTATAGTCCTTGCCATTTCCCCATCACTTTATCGCATGCACCAAGTTTTTTTGCATCCTTATATAATACATCGTTTAGTGTTTCTATTCCCATACTTCTAATATTTAATAATTGTAAAAAAAAGAAAAGGAGAGTCCGAATTGGTTTTGTCCGCATCGGACACTCCAAAAAACATGAAAATAAAAGATGATAATTAACTAATATGTACTTGTTTTGTTCCACTAACTACATCATCAAGCGTTGCTCTTACGCTTGCAATCTCGGTCATAGTAGTATGTGTATTACTTGCAATCATTTCAAGTTGTGCGAGTTGACTTTGTGCAAGCGCACATTGTCTTTCCATACCATACCGTTCATCTGCAATAATATTATGTATAGCCTCAACGCTCATTCTTTGGATGCTTAAATCGTTACGCATACCATTCATGTAGCTTGCAAGAATATCAGCGGTTTCTTCCGTCACTCCTTGGATTGAATTGCCAACATTGCTTTCCCATCCTTTGAGTGTATTGCCGTGTTGATTTGCCACTTGCTCCATTGCGTCCATACCTTGATATACTAACCTTGTTGCATCTTGTGCCTTGTTGTACATCTCGGCAAGTAAATTCTGGCTTGCAGATGTTATTAAACCGTGGTCTTTCTCAAACTGCTCATAGAATTGGTCTGCCAAAGGAAGTAAAAGACTTTCTACATACTTCTGTTGAACGACAGATGTCATAACAGATTTAAGCATGCTTGACACCGCATCTTGATAAGCCTTAACAGCATTTTCTCCGTTCGCCCAAGCAGAAACCAACGCATCCGACAACTCTTGCGCCCATTGCTTGAAGTCTATATTAAACAAGTCTTTAGCGAAATCTTTGGCAAGGTCTCTAAGTTTGTCTTTTGCATCTTGAATGTTCTGCTCGTAGTCTGCTATCTTGCCGCTATCCGATTTTTTCTTATCCTTTTCACTGGCTAACTGTTTCTCGTTTTCTTCAATGGAAGCCTTTAATAAAGCCTGTTGCGCACTAAAAAACGAACTATCCTCTAACGCTTTTTCCGCACTTTGTCTTGTTTCTCCACTATAACGATATTGCTTAACTTGTTTCGTGTTGCCATTTCCATCGGGAACCCATACCCATTTGAAATCGTTTGCAATTTCATTAAGTTTATTTTTAGTACGCTCGTCATTGGTATAGTGGTAGGTAGCATCAAGAGCCTCTGTAACTGCCGTTTTCATTGCATCCGCAACCTTCTCAATTATCTTCACCCTCTGCTTTGACGCTTCAATTTCCTTTTCAAGTGCCTCGTCATGTTTTGCGGCAATAGAACTAACCATTGATAACGCTGCTCCTGCCGCTGCTCCATAAGGTCCTGCGCCCGAAATTAAGGATGCTATCTGTGAGCCTTGTTGTGCGCCAGACACCATTGACCCACCAACGTCCAGCATATCGCCAAAGCTACCTAATTCGACACCGCAACTACCAAGCGTGTCAGAAAACATCTGCAAGCCTTGTATTACCTTCTGTGACTTCGTAAGGAAAGCACTTGTCGTAGTATCGTCCTTGCTACGCTCTTGGTATTTCTCCAAGTCCTTGCCTGTCTTTGTCATCTTATTGTCGGCTCTGTATGACCTCATGGTAGCATCAAACAACCTCTGTATCTCTGCTGCTGAAATGAGGTTGCCCGACATAGCATTTTTCTCTATGTCTCGTTTGACGTTTGAAAGGTTTTCAGTTGCCATAGCTTGCTCGTACTTCGCTTCATCGTACCTCTGGTTATAGAATGTACCTTCCTTGCCTAAAAGTATCGCTTCGCCTAAAGAATTGATACGGTCAACACTCTTTGTTATCTGGTCATCTACCTTTTTGACGGCTTGTGCGTACTCGTCCATACTGATAACACCATTGGCAAGTTGAGAGAGTAGGTTAGACTTGATGCTGTCACCCATTGCTCTTGCTTCTGCCTTAGTCATTGATGTAACGGATGCAAAGAATTGCTTGTACTCAGGAGATAACTTTTCAAGTTCCGTACTACGCTGGCTTTCGAGAATGCGCTTGTTTGCGCCACCAGTAAGTTGTCGGTCATTCTCAACTAACCTATCATACTTTGCGTTTACGGCTGCTACCTTCTCGGTTGTAGTCAAAGCACCCTTTATGGCATCTGCAATCTCCTTTGCTGCCTCGTAGCCACCACTATGAAAAGCATCCCTCACTTGCTTATAGAAGTCAAGCAAGGCTGATTTGTCTCCTGTAAAGAAGTTCTTTGCTTGCTCGTCCGTCATTGAATAGCCAAAGTCAAGTTCAAGACCAAAGTTTCTTGCTTGCTTTTCAAAAGCATCTTTGATCCACTTTGCTTTATCATCCCATATTGGAGTGATATTGACTGCCATTTTAAGTGCAAAATCGCTGTCACCTGTTGCATTAAACCATATCTTCCAGATGTCAAACTGCTTTAATGCTGTGTCAAGTTTAGACTTTACATTGTCAGTAAACTTCTGTATCGTTTCCTTGGATATGTCGAGTTCAATTCCAGACACCTCAACAGGAAGTGCCTCTGCCCATTTCTTCCTTGCCGTAGTGGTGAGTTTGCTCTTAATCTTGCCGTAGAAGTTCTCTATCATTACAGAATACTTCTGTGGGTCGTTAAGGTCTTTTTCGCTAAGACCGAAATATGCAAGTGCATCTTCGTTCATCAATCCAAGTTCCTTGACCTTCTGACCTGCCGCATCTGCGCCAATTTGAGCCTTCCATTTCTTAAACTCGGCATAAGTCTTTTTAAGCTTGTCAAACTTTTCCTTCCACTCTTCAAGAAGTTTATCCGTTTTATTGCCACCGCCTTTGTCCTTATCATCGTCACCGACTCCCTCACGGTCAAGAACGTATTGAGCATTGTTGAGTTTACTAAGTTGCTCATTGTAGTGCTCGCCAAAGCGTTTTAACTCCAACTGTGTTTTATCTGCTTCTTTAAGTGTACTTAAATCGAAAGTGCTATCTTCTTTCTTTGAAAGTGCAAGAAGTGCTTTCATCTTCTTGTCCTTGTTGAGAGTCTTTAATTCCTCCTTTGCAGCCTTCTTTGTCTTACGTGCCGTGTCGATAACCTCATAAATGTTGTCATTGTCACCAACAGGTATTTTTTCGCCATACAACTGCTTCCAGATAGAATCAACCTTTGGCACATCACCACCCATCTTAATGTCGATGTTCCACTTTGTCTTAAATTCTTCTGCCATGCGAGATGTGACAAATTCGGATGCTTCACTTTGTGTCAATTGTGTGTTAATAGCAAAATCAACTTGACGCTTTTGTTTCTCATTCATTTTGCCAAGAGTAAAATCGTCACCGTACACTCCCTTTAACTTGTTATTCATGTCGGTTTTAGTCTTGTCAAGTTCCTTCGCATATTCCTCATATTGACTTTCAAGATTTCGTCTTGCTGAGGTCATAGCAGGATGCTTGCTGGAGAAATGGTAAAAATAAGTACTATTTTCAGGTTTGAGCAAAGCCTCAATAAGCGACATATTGTTTTTTGCACCAAGCTTTTTTCTATAATCAGCAGCCATCTTTTCCAATTCTGCATCAGCATTTGCCAATACATTCATAAGTACTCTTTTTGCCTCCTTATAAGCATCCTCGTAGTCTTTGGCATCTTCCATAAGGTTATCTTGCCAACCAAGGAAATAGTTATGACCGAACGCATCTTGAACAACCTCGCCAACTTTTTCAAGTTCCGAATCGTTAATCATATCCTTGTACTTGTCGAAAAAGTCTTTAAGGATTTTATATCGTTCATCCAAAGAGTTCTTGAAAATGTGGGTATTCTCATCGACTTCAAACGCCTTGTTCAATATCTCTTGCGCCCCTGGCACATCGTTTTTAATGAATGTGACGAGAGTTTCGATAGCAGTCTGTATCTCGGCTGTATCATTGATAATTTTACCCTTATCATCGTATGATAATTTTACAGTTTCCTCAATATTTCCTGCATCATTTCTGAGACTGTTTGTCCTCTCGGTAAAACCTTTGGCAATTTTATCCCTTTCTTCGTTGATACCACTAAAATAGCTATATATCTGTGCAACAGCTCCCACTACGGCAAACACCCAAGTCATTGGATTTGCCAACATTGCCATAGCTGCTGCCTTAAACTCTGCTGCAAGTATCTTAATCTGTGTGCCAAGCATGGAGAATCCCACTCTTGCACGTCCTAATAATGATACCAAAGCATTGTTGGACATAATCCATGCGTATTGCGAACGAGTAATAAGCCCTTGACTTAGCAGGTATCCTGCATTAGCCTTTGTTGCGGCAAGTTTAGTTGCTAACAGACGTGCTTCGGACTCTGCGAGTTTACCCTTTGCAACTGCATCAGCTAAGTCGGCTGCTGTAAGTGCCTTTGTTGATGCAATATAATTTAGCATTGACGAATTAGCACCATTAAGAGCATTTATACGGAGTTGGTTTTGCACATTTGCCGCTTTTGTCGCTGCCATGTTTGCATATGCCGCTGATGTTTCCTTTCCAAGTGCCGCTGTATATAGCATTGAGGCTGCTTTTGCACCAACCATTCGTGCTGCAACAAGAAGCAGTACACCCTCAAAAGCCTTATAGTTCTTGACTATGTTAGTCATCAACTCGGCTGGATACTTCAACAAAGCACTATTGCCCTCGGTAATGTCCGAATAGAGAATATCAATAGCATCTCTAAGGTTCTTCCATTTACCTGCGACAGATTCTGCCATGACTTCCTGCATGTTGGCAAACTGACCTCCTGCATCTGTCATACGTTGGATTACGGCATCCACATCTTCAAAGGACACTTGACGTTGAGATACCATCTTACGGACTTCGGAAGCATCAAATATCTTTGTCTGTCCATTCTTGTGTATATCGGTATAATACTCCGCTATCTTCTGCAATACAGGTAAACCCATATATGAGAACTGGCGAACGAGTTTACCATCAAGGAAACCACGCTCCATAGTCTCACCATATACCAAAGACAAACGACCAAATTCAATACCAAGTCCTGCTGCCACATCAGATAATCGTCTCATTGTGTCATACAAATTATTGTATTCCACACCGAAAGCCGACAACTGACGTGCATTTTTCATCAGGTCAAGCAAACCGAATGGAGACTTAACAGCAAGGTCTTTCATTTCGTTAAATAAAATGTTAGCGTTGCTGTCATTGCCTATGATATGACCCAAAGCCATTCTCTGCTTCTGTATTTCACCTCCAATGTCGATTAGTCCGTCCAAGAAGCGTTTAAGCGCATAGAGAGAGAATACGTCACCGATAACAGGTTTTAGGTTCTTAAATGCTTCTTCAAGAGAATTTGCCTGCCTTGATGCCCCACTTAAAGCAGAATGGAACTTTGTTGCCTCATTGGTAGCGTCTTTGATGTGTCGCTTACCTTCTGCAACATTACTATTCAGCTTTCCGCTTTCATCCTTTGCACGTCTAACGGCTTCAACAATCTTTTCAACAGACGGTGCACCTCCATCACCCCCAACCTTCGGAGTAACGATTAGGTCAATCCTTGCCGACAATTCGTTGGCAATGGAATTTATCTGTCTTTGCAGATTTGCTCTCGTAGCTTCGCCATCAACGATAACATTCTTTATCTTAAACTCCGCTTCGTTAATAGCCTTTTGAATAGCTTTGAGACTATTTTGGTTGATACCGCTTAGAGTAACCTTTTGGTTAGCAAGTCCATTAAGTGCTTCACGGACTTTAGCAATATCCTTGTCAAACTGGCTTTTATCAAGTGATAACTTGTATGATAAATTACCTAATTCTGCCATAATACATACAGTTAATTTTTATTCAGACTTTCCTCCGAAGTTAGAGAAATCCAAAACAATAGGCTTGTCACCTCTTTTTGCCTTGCTTTCCTCGTATTTTTTTTGCGCCTTTAACACGGTAAGAGCATCGAGTTTCTTAAATACCCTCTTTCCGTCCTTATCTTTGTTCTCATGATGATATACGACTATAGGCTGGTCTATTGCCAATAATTGAAGCTCTGCTATAGTATATAACCAATAGTAAGCATACATCCTTATAGAAAATAATCCACCAAAATAATGCTTTGTGGCTAAGAGTTCTGGGAACTTTTCTGAGAGAGCCCAAGCTGCTCCGAAAGTAGTTCTGCTTGCAAACGAGTCACTTCCTTTCTCGTCTTGCTCATCATCGTGTCTCTCATCCCTATCAAGCACATGATACTTAACAAGTATTCGTTGGCAATCACTTTTTTTTTACATTCAGTAATGAATGGCAATAGTTCATCTTCCCTATACTGCTTGATATAATAGAAATATCTCCATAAGATAGGGTAGAAAAACTTTATTTTCCACAATCCATTTAACCTAAGCAGGGCTGCACATTTACATACAACCTTATCTTCGTCTGTGCTTTCGTCTGCGAGAACGGATGTAAGCTTTCTTTCCGTTCCGTGAAAAAGCCAATCGCATTTCCACATCTTATCTCGCACCTTGACGAATGAAGGTTTTCTCTCTAATGTGTCGTTTAGGAAAACTTCTTCTTCTGGAGTTGGGTCTGTTATTACTTTTTCTTTCATCTTTCTTCATGTTGTATTTAATTAAAAAAGGGCGGGGCTTTTTATTTGCACCACCCCTTTCTATAAAGTTATGTCTAAAGTAAAACAATTGTTATACTTCTGCCTCTGTGACATCAAGGTAGATTGATACACCTGCATTATTGATAAGAGGTGTAACAGTTACGTTGAAGTACGCTGGGTTATCTCCTTCGCCAACTACAAGAGAACCGTAAATCTCCACGTTAGGAAGAATAATGATACCCTTGCCTGTCTCGTCCACAAAGTAGAGTGCTCCTGTTGACTTCTTGACATCAAGCGCATAACCGCCATTTGTAGCAGTCATAAAGAGGCTTGCCACATCTGCATCAAGCGATGCTACCTGCATAGTAATCGCAGAATCTGACTTTGAAGCCTTAGAAGTCCAAGTTTGACCTGTAGTGAGCTTCACCTCTGTCTTGTCGATACCACCTGTATCAAATAATACAGAGTCATCAATAACAGGGAACTCCATATCAACTGTAACGCTTGAAGAAGGAACCGTGTTAAGCACTGTGCCTGAATAATATACGTGTGCGACCTTTGCAAAAATATCATCAAGCGCACCAAGCTGCTTTGTTGCTGTAATTGAAAGTGCCATATTGAAATGTTTTTAATGAATTACACTTAATTTAATTTATCTAACTCTCCGTTTTGTAACTATCAATAGTGTTGACTAAGAGCGATGCTTGCAAGTACCATACTGTATATCCCATTTCATCATTTCCTTGTAGGGTAAGATATGGCTTTCTTGCCACATACCTCTTATCCTCTGCCGACATAGGAAATAAGGCAAGTATTGCGTTGCTGATACTTTCCAATCTTGCCATATTAGGAACACCCTGAGCCTTTGTCTTAACATATATCTCTATGCGAAAATATGTATGTTGAAAAGCACCTCTATCTCTGACAGAATAGGGATTACTAAGCACAAGAAACTCCTTATTCTCGTCCTTGCTTGCAAGTGGTCGGTTTGCCACATACACCTTTGGACAAACCGTCTTTAACCTTGCAATCATATCTTGCAGAACGCTGTTGATATGTAATTGGAATTTTGGCATTTATCGTAATCCTGTTTTTATATTGGCAATGGAATATTTTTAAGATTTCTCAGAAGAATGTCAGGAGAAACATCGAAAGCCCTTGTAACGGTATCTACAATACCTTCTCGGATAACGGAATATTCTGTACCAGTCGTGAACACAAGCGCAAAACCAGTCTTTACGTTTGGTTTGTAGCTCGTTAAGAATTTACGAGACGTATTCTCTCCAAAATCCTCATCCGTTGTTTTAAATGAGGATATATATACTTTGAAAATTTTACCAGTCTCGTAATCCTCAAAACTGACCGTCCCAACACCTTGTGTAAGTTTGGTGTGAGTAGGAGGCTTAACACCTAATACTTCGGTTATTGTTACCGTTCGTAAAAGTTCATTATCGCCATAAATACCTACCATATATGACGTATAGGTATTACCTGTAAGATAGTGATAATTCTTAGCTTCGTGAGCTGCAATGAGAATTTTTATTGAGGATTGAACACATGCTTCAAGTAGTTGCATCTTAATAGCAAGTTGTGCTTTTTTAATCCCCTTGTCAAATTCTGCTAACATATCACTCATACGCTAATTTTTAGCCTCGTTATAGAATACTGTAGTTCCGTTCTCAATAGGTAAATGTTTACTTAACCTAAACGGTTGGCAAGAAGTGACCTGCCTCTCGGTAATCTCCACGCAATCGTTACGAATATCCAACCAAGCATCGTTCGGAACACCAGTCACTAATGCTGGTATTTGTAATGCGTGGTCATTCTTTAGCACACCATCCGTCTGATATGTACGCATGGCTGCGTTTCCCTCGTCACGACATCTTCCCTCATAATACACGGTAATATCATCTTCTTCGTCTGAAAACGGATTAGCATTGCCGTGTGAGTAAATTCTGCACCAATGCGGAAATACCTTGTCGAAGTCTAACACTGTCACCCTTGCCATACCCTCATTCCTCTTGTATGAAACTTGATAGAGGACTGTTGCATACCATACTTGCGTAACAAAGCGTCAAGCTGCTCCTTTAATGCTTTCTTGTCGGTACTATTCATCTCGACTGCACCTGTCTTGTGCGACCAAGTGCCGTTTGCATCTGACATTGCAGCTGTCATTCCTGCATCTCTAAGTATCAAGCGGAGAAGTTCTATCTCTGCCATATCACGCTCTCTAACCGTAAGAAGGTGGATAGGCGTTCCGCTCGCAATGTCTGTCTTAGCGAGAATATACTTCATCGTATCATCGCTAACAGGATAATTGCCCGAACATCCGTTCAGATACTCGTCAATTGTTACTACGTTATTTCTGCAACAGTCGCTCATAGTCTCATATTAAAAGTTACACTGTTACTTTACTGATGTACATGTGCTGTGGCATTGTTGGAACACAAAGCTGTGCCGCCTCAGACTCGATGTACATAGAATGCGTCTCTTTGTTTGTACGCTGGGTAAGTGCAAGACGGTCTCCATCGAAGAAGGCAACGTCCTTGCTCTCGTAACCAAGAGTAAGCGGAGTGACACCCTGAATTTCTCCGAATGGGCCCTGCGGAACAAAAGAAATGTTCTTTGGGTCGAAGTTCTGAATGGAAGTCTGCTCCAACTTGTGTGTTGTTTGGTTAGGTGTATCTACCCATGCGATGCTGTCTCGGATGATAACAGGAAGTCCTGCAAGAGCACTGAACTTCTGGAGTACAGTTTCGTCATCTACACGGAGACCGATAGCGAGTGCCTGCTGGTCTGATGCTGCAAATGTAGCAAGTGAATAGCCGACTGCTGTACGTACTTTTGAGTGGTCTTTAAGGTCAGTCCAAAGAGCATCCGACATTTCCAACTGCATAGGGATTGTAGTGTGGTAAATCTTCTTGATGTCCTTGTATCTATCCTTGATATAACCGATTGGGTCTGAATTTGCTCCCTCTGTGGTGTGTGTTGCGTTAGTCCACCAAGCAGCATTACCAGCAGAAATATCGTCAAAGTGTGAGTTTGCGATATTGAAGTTGATAGTAATACCCTGTAAACCACGAGGGTTATTAGTACTGTTGATAGTGAACTTACCAGTTGAGACAATCTGCATACGCTGATGTGTAAGCGCATTTACATATCCATTGATAAGTCCCTCGGTTGACTCATCAATCATGCCGAGGAATGCGTTACGCATATCTTCGTTCATAGCAGCATCACCAATCTTTGCGAGAAGCTGCATCTTCTCCCTAAGGATTACACGGTTAAGAGTGTAGAAAGCCTTGAATGTTGGGATGTTACCCATAGCACCCTTAACCTCGTTCAATGCACGCTCGTAACCTGGTGACTCTGGGTCAACGTATGCAGGAAGCGTTGTTGCTCCCGTTGATGCTATCAACTGCTGGAAGTTGTAGTCAAGACGTGTTGGGACTTTGACGAAACCATCAATCTGCTCTACATCGTACTTTTCGTTATAGTTGTCAACGAATGACTGCCACTTATCATCACCTCCAAGACCGAAGGCGAACAATGAGTGCAAATCAAGTGAAAATGTTTTCATATCTTACCTCCTTCTTGTTTTTAGTTTACGAAAATTACCTTGCAGTCAGGTGACAAGCAAGTTTTAATGTTAGTCACGTCTGTTGCGCTAAACATGTACTCATAGAGTTCTCCCTCGTACACAACAGTTGCAGATGCAAACAAATTGTCGCTTGTTGGAACTGCGCCCAAATCCACAATGGCTATGTCATCCTTAATAAAGCCGTTAACGGTTGGCTTATTCTCTGCAACAGCAAGGTTGGCAGAAGTAAGGAGAGTAATAGTCTTTGTTGATGAGTCAAAAGTTACAGGTGTACCTGCTGGTATAACACCTTCCTTTGCAGTATTACCAAGAATAGCCTTGATGGAAGCTGTAGTCAATCGACCACCACCAGGGTAAACCCTACGTGTCTCACGCCATACTCGCTCACCACCTGTATAGGTTGTTGAGCTATTCGCAAACACGCTACCGATGTTACTCTTTACCATATTCGTTTACTTGATTGTTAATAAATTATGTTATTTTTTCTTCCATTTTCGGGCGAAATAGTCACTAACGAACTTATCTTTAGTATCGTCACCTCCATTTCCTCCGCTTGCGTTAGGCTTGCCACCCGTGAAAGAATATTTCTTACACTTCTCATCGTACTTTTCCTTTGCCAATGTATAAACATCGTCAACGGTAGCACCTTCGGGAATTGTAATATCATTGATGACATCATCCCAAATTCCGTTATTAACACTTACACCAGACTCACTGAGTTTCTTTGTTGCTGATTGGCGCAAAGAATTGAGTACTTTTTCCTTTTCTTGGTTATTCAAAGTCTCCTGCAACTCTTTCACCTGCTTCTCGATAGCAACATACCTTTCATCCTCCTTTGGCGGCTCGATTGGTTTGAGAGGATGTTTCTTTACGTATTCCTCAATGTAGCTCGGATTCTTTTCCAAGTATCTTTGCACTTCTTCTGGAAGAGCTTTGGAAAGTGCGCTTGAAATATCCGCACGCATCTGTCCTGCTACGCTTTTGAGAATGCCCGAATGCCTCTCAATAAAAGCATCGTCAATCTCTGCTCCGTCCGTTGGAATAATGTTATCTACATACTCGGAAAATGTTCTTTCAGAAAGGTTGGTATTTCCAACATTCGCTTTCAATTTGGAAATTAGTTCTTCTTTTTCCATAATTTTAACTTTTCTCTCTTAAAATTCGGTTAATTTTAACGGTGAATATGACATACGATTACGTTTTTCGTAACTATATTCCTATTCTTGTCGGCAAATATAGAATTTCTTCCTATAAAACACAAAATATTTAAGGAACATTTTCCATATAATTATAAAAAAGTTTAATTTTGCCCTAAATATTGTTAATTATGAAGGAATATGTTACAGGTTTATCTTCCATTTACGGTGATAACGTGTTCACAGAAGAATACGTACAAAAACTGAGGGATGATAAAAAAACAAAGAACATAGTTGCACAGAAAGGATGTCAAACTAAGTTTTTGGCTTCCAACGCCGACATTGTAATTATCGGAGGAAACCGAGGTGGTTCTAAATCGTTCTCGTTGTTGCTTGAAACACTCAAAGACATAAATAATCCGCACCTTAACGCTCTCATACTACGTTGTGAGAAGAATGACCTTGATGACCTTATCACCGAGGCAGAGCGAACCGTGTATAATCAATTCGGTACATACAACCGTTCTGCCGACCTTATGACATGGGCTTTCAGGAGTGGAGGAAAATTGCGTTTCTCTTACTATGGAGGTGCTTTTGGTGACTTTGAGACTCGTTTTCGTGGTAGGCAATGGTCTTACATCGGAATTGACGAGATTACACAGATTGAATACGAAAAGTTCAAGTTCCTTGTGACGTGTAATCGTAATGCTTACGGGCTCCATAATCGTTTTTACGGCTCATGCAACCCTGACCCCGACAGTTGGGTGCGCAAATTCATAAGTTGGTGGATTGGAAAGGACGGTTTGCCAATAGAGGAAAGAGATGGCGTTATACGCTATTGCTTTATGGATGGCGATACTCCAGACACTATCTATTGGGGAAATACACCAGAAGAAGTTTACGAACAATGTAAGCATATCATTGACCCATTGTGGCGAGAAGAATATGAAGCTTTGGGCTTTAACAAGAAAACAATGTTCATAAAGTCCGTAACCTTTATTCGTGGACGATTGGAGGAAAACCTCAAACTTATCACTTCCGACCCTAAATATACTGCCAATCTTGCACAGCAAGGAGAAGAACAACGTGCAAGAGACCTTGAAGGTAACTGGAACTTCAAGCGAGCAGGTGACGATAAGATTAAGATTGAGGATATGGATAGATTCTTCAACATGGGACAAAGCATGATGGATAAGACACGCTATGTCTCTGCCGATATTGCCTTTGAGGGCGGTGACTTCATGGTTATGTGGCTATGGGAAGGACTACACATAAAAGACGTGTTCGTTGGACGAGGCAATTCTGCCGAAATAGAAACCGTATTCAAAGCCAAAGTACTTGAATGGGGAGTGAGGGAAGAAAATGTAGTATATGACTTCTGGGGTGTCGGACAAGCAATTGCAGGACACATGCCGAGAGCAGTCAAGTTCACTGGTACACAGAAACCGCCTGAACCATACGACCGTTCATATAAAAATGTAAAGTCATGGTGTGCCGAGCAACTTGTGCATTGCTTCCAAGATGGCGAACTTTCCATAGAAAAAAGCCTATTGACAAGAAAGTACACAGGAAAGAAAGGTAAATACAAACAAGTTCCGCTAAAAGACATCCTAATGGCAGAACGAAAATGTATAAGGCACAGGGACAATTCAAGTGTCGGTGGATTTGAAATCATCAATAAGGAACAAATGATTAAGGCAGTTGGCTATTCTCCTGACTTCTTTGAGTCACTTATATATCGTATGTGGTTTGAGGTCATAAAGAAGAATAGACAGCGCACAAAAGGACTGCTTGCCTACACAACTCCTGATGGCAATAACAACGTGAGGGCAAGAGGTTTTATCCGTAAGATTAGTTACAGCATATAAATTGAATTATGAAAACAAAAGAATTACGAGACATTCGCATTAAAAAACCGTGGGGACGAATACAGCCAGACAATAGTCTTAAATACCACATGGGCGTTCCTCAAAGATTGCGTGAAAGTGAAGTGCATAGTGACGAGCCATTATATAAGATAATGACCCAAGCAGACATGTTGAGGGAGTTCTATCCGAGCGGACATCTTATCAACAACGAAACCTATTATCCTAACATTCATAGGCAGGAGATTGTGGAAGTGTTGGACGAGGACGGACACCCTACAGGAAAGGTCGAAATCAAACGCTACGTGGAACACGTACCAAGGTACTCATTCGCCTTTCAACAAATAATTACCGTCAAGCGACTCATTCATATAATCGGCAATGATGTTCAATGGGACACAACAAAGACAGAGCTCACACCTGAAGAAGAAAACATTGTATTTGATTTCAAACGTGGATGGCTGTCTAAAAACATGGAGCTTGCCATATATGAGAATGTCAAATCTTCGTTTATCGTTGGAGATAGCGCACTGGTCGGCTATTTGGATGGAGGAAAGTTTGGTTGGAAAACTTTATCGTACTTCTCCAATGGAGATACGTTGTATCCTCATTTTGACAATAACGGCAAACTGACTTTGTTTGCCCGCCAATATAACGACTATGACGAGGACGGAAAGACTATCACGGTATGGCTTGAAGTATGGGATGACACATACCTTTATCGCTATCGTATGGACAAGGGAGGTGCAAGCAAGGTTATCAATGCCATCAAAGGTGTATTCGGTTTGTCGGGATTTACCCTCGTATCTAAAGAACCGCACCGTTTCCCATTCTTGCCAGTCGCATACGTAAGAAGGCAGGAGGGGTCTGTATGGAACGCTTCTCAGGACAGCATTGATGGATACGAACTCGCTTTTAGCGAAATGGCACAGAATAACCACATGTTCGGTATTCCTATCATGTATCTGCAAGGCGAGCAAGTGGAAGCATCGCACGATATGAACGGAAGTATTCGTGTCCTCACAATGGGCAAGGATGACAAGGCAGGCTATATGACCGCACAATCAGCCTCTGAAAGCTATCAACGACAACTGGATATAAACTATAAGATGATATTCAAACAGTCCTTTGCCGTTGAAGCCCCACAGATTAGCGGAAACAGTGACATTTCGGGTGCAGCCATCAAAATACTTTACAGTGATGCCAACGAGATAGCCACAACGGATGCGAACGATTTCCAGCCTTTCGTTGAAGTCGTGGCAAAGATTTTTGCTTATGGCTACGGAATAGAGGACGGACACTCTATTGACTTCCAGAACATCCCTCTCTCTCCGTGGATTAAGCCATATATGCCAGTAAACGAGTCATCAATGGTAAATGACCTTGCAACTGCCGTGGGTAGTGGCTTTATGTCAAAGAAAACCGCCTCGGAACGTATTTCGTTCTATTCAGACACTAACGAGTGGGACAAAATCATCCGAGAGAACAAGGAACAGCAGGAAGCAGACCTTTTATACGAGCTTGACAATAGATTAAGGCAGAATACTACCGAGTAAGATGGCGAAGAACAATAACTGACAGGTGGGGTGTTTGAACAAAGCACCCTGCCACAAAATGAAAAGAAAGATGATAGAGGAAATAAGAGCTAAAGAGTATTTGCAGCAGAGACTCTCAGCCGAAAGGAATATGAGCAAAGTCATCGTGAGCCGTTTCAAAGAGGCTATAAGGCGCATTCTTGCCATATTCGACCGATATGACATAGAACCGAAAGAAGCCCTCGTCCTGCCTCTACAAGCGGAACGTGAAATAGAGGCAGTAATAAAATGGCTAACCAAGACTTTGCATACGGACGTGGAAGAACTGTGCTTTGCAGCAGACACAAAACAAAAAGACCACATTGTTGCATTCGTAAACAAAGCCATAATCGGTATGACTCTCGCTTCACGAATTAAAAAATGGGCAGAAGGCTATGTCGGTTGGGTAAGGGCGATGTATGCAAAGGGGTTGCTGCATGACGTACCCCCAGCACTACCTATGAAATCTGGCTCACAATACGGCATGGACAGACTTCTTCGACATACCATAGCAAGAGCATGGATGGAAGCAAAGAAACAAAAGGCAATGGATAATGATGCCGTATTCTTCTCAACGCACAGAGGTTCATCATACCCTTGTGCCGTATGCGATGATGAACAAGCAAAGGGGTTACAGCCTATAAGTCAGTTCTCACTTCCTCTGCACAACAACTGCTGCTGCTATGCCGTATTTTACAACAAAGACAAACAACCAATAAACATTTAACTCTATGGACTTCCAACAGAAAATTAAAAAACAGTCAACAAGGCTGTCACTCACACCGAAGGAAATGGCTTTTGCCACGCTTACACTCAACGGATGGACTGCCGTTGATGCTGCCGTGGTACTCGATATACCACCAAAGAACGCATCAATGACACTCGTAAGGGCAAGGATAAAAGACATAACCGACAAGACAGGATATAATATCCTCGTCAACGAACTCAAAGAAGGAGGATATGCAAACTTCTCTGCCAATAACGAAACGGAAGATACAAAGACAGAAACAACAAAGGATAACAAGGAATCCGAGAAAGTCAAGTACAAGGGCAAACTCCGAGACAAGGAAGATGTCCTCGATGCTATGGTTAAAGTCGCTAACGACCTCGAAGGACTCGAAAAGATTAAGGCTCTCAAAGAAATAGCAGAGCTGCAACAGATGAAGAAAGAAACGGACAAGTCAAAAGATGAACTTGTACACTTCTTCCTTCCTCTCACGTGCTCATACTGCTCGCTCTACATACAAGCACAAGAGAACAAGAACAACAAGTAATATAAAACAACGACATTGAATTGATATGATAGAGCTTAACAGAATTTACAACGAAGAGTGTCTAAAGGGTATGGAATTGATACCAGACCACAGCATAGACTGCATAATATGCGATTTACCTTATGGCACAACAGCTTGCAAGTGGGATAGTGTTATCCCTTTTGAACCTTTATGGACACAATATCAGCGAGTTATAAAGAGGGGGGGGGGCAATCGTACTGTTCTCCGCACAGCCTTTCACCGCCTTTCTCATAGCATCAAACCCAAAAATGTTCAAATACGAATGGATATGGGAGAAAAAAGGATGCGTAACAGGATTTCTCAACG